GTATCTGGACGATCCAGATTGGTGACTCTTCTGAATCATGGGCCAAGGCGCTCGGGAAGCTCGTATCACACAAGCATGCGAACGTTCAGAAGCTCGTCCTAGACTTCACGCATATCCGAGCGAAGGGCGCAAGGCTCTCGCGGTACGGATGGCAATCATGCGGGGACGAGAAGATCGCCAGAGCATTCAAAGAAGTCTTTACGATTATGAATAACAAGGCTGACCAGATGCTCAGCCACCAGAACATCCACGATATAGCGAACCTGTGCGGAACAACGCTATCGAATAGACGCGCTGCTGAACTGTCGTTGTTCTATTACGGTGAAGATGGTTGGGAAGACTTCGCAAACTGTAAAACAACGGTCTACAACGAAGACTTTGGGCCGGGCGAACACTGGTGGCGTGATATGTCCAACAACACGCTTTGCCATAGGACGAAACCGACAAAGCACCAGATACGCAATCAATTACTGATGATGGCGAAATCAGGCGGATCGGAACCGGCGTTCCTTAATGAGAAAGAAGCACTGCGCCGAGCACCGTGGTTCAATGGGCCTAATCCGTGCGTCGAAATCCTTCTTGCAAACAAGGGCTTCTGCAATCTCGTAACGATCAACCTTGCCGCAAGCGGTCACAGGAATGGCGAATGGTTTAATAGGCTGCTGAGAACCATATACATCATGGCGAGAGCGAACTACAGACAGACGTGTGTAGACTTGCGTGATGGGATACTGCAACGGGCATGGCATGACAATAACCAGATGCTAAGGCTTTGCGGCGTATCGCTTGCGGGGATAGCTCAGCGAACGGACATAACAGCCGAGCAATGGCAGGAGCTAGCACAAGCCGCGAGGTTTGGCGCTAACGAGATGGCCGACGATCTAGGACTACCGAGACCGAAGAACGTGACGTGCGGTAAACCGGAAGGAACAGCCGCAAAGATCATGGGTTCGACGGTTGACGGTGAGACGTGTTCGGGTATCCATAATGCTTTAGGACGGTTTGAATTCAACAAGGTCAACTTCGGATCAGATGACCCGATACTTTCGGTTTTATTCGATGCGGGATACAAGGTAGACAAGCACCCCACAGATCCCCACACGGCACAGGTGACGTTCCCCGTTGACTATGGGGAAAGTGTGCCCGGTGTGGTCCACGAGAGTGCAGTAGAGCAACTAGAGCGATACAAAGGGATGATGACCAATTGGTGTGACCAGAATATGAGTTGCACCATCTATTGGACCCCGCCCGGAATGAATCCGATAAATGGAGTGGACCAGCACTACCATCCGGGCGAGCTTGACGAGATCACCAGTTGGTTAGATGAGAACTGGGATACGATGGTAGCGGTGAGTTTCCTACCCCGTCAGAACGTGGAAGACTTGACGAAGCCCGAAAAACAGGTGTGTCAGGAAAAAGGTTACGCATATTTGCCGATTCGTATCGTATCTGAGACCGAGTACCGGCAATATACAGAGAGGCTGAAACCGATTGATGAGAGCCTGCTATCTGGATCGACTGTACTAACTGTCGAAGCGGATGATGAACAAGGTTGCGATACGGGCGTTTGTCCTGTAAAGTGATGTTATAATCATGCCCAACTTCTGACTCGGGTTGAGTACCCATTCTCCCCGAGTCCGTCGCAACGCCGGTTAGCAGTTTTCAGATGGTCCCAGCCGTTTAACTGCTAACCGGTTTTTTCATTGAGTGACGAACAACAGAACAAAGGAATTGAAAAGATGTTTGCTACAACCAAGGACGGCAAGAAGGTAAGAAGCGGGGTTGAAGTCTATTGCCCTGTATGGGTGCTGTTGCAATGCACACCGGGCGAATTCCCCAACAAGAGAAAGCCGCTCTACTCGAAAAGAGATCGGTCTAAGAATGAACGTATGAGACCAAAGAAGTTCCATCTGATAATTGCGGCTGGCAATTGCGTTGTAGATGACAGTTGGCGCGGTAACGGGTACATCGGAGCTGGATTATCTGGCGTATCCACAAGTTCAATCGCCTCAAAGCTGAGAGTACCGATGAGTTCGTGCTATGAGGATTACTCTGTTCTGAACGATTTGGTGTGTAATCCTTCGTTCATGGGAGAGATTGGGAAGCCGCACATCGTGCTAGGCGAGATCATGGAGCCGGACCTACAACACAGTACTAAGTACCTGTTGCAGGTTGACCGGTCACAAGGGTTTTAATTAATTGAAAAGGAGCAGTTGATGAGTAGTGAACTATCAGGACAGATTCAAACAACACGTGGTTTATTGAAAGATCGACCGGGTGGGTTTAACGAAACAGATAAGAAAGAGATGTTTCGCGCGTTGGATCGTTGGTTTGATCTTGCGAAAGAGATCGAAGAGAGGATTCGGGTTGCGGAGGATAAATTGAGAGACATAGAAAGTTACAAACCGGCAGAGCGTAAGAGAGTTGGTGATGCGTGGATAGATGACGTACAAAACGTGAGTGAATCAGGAGACATTAGCAATGCTTGATGATGGAACAGATGAGCCGAGAGAACTGAGAGACGTGATATTTAATCTAGGCGATCACACAACACACAAAGATAGACCGTTTACAGGGCAGCCGCATACAGATCAAGGATTGCGCGGCAAACAAGAAGTGTCCGGTATACGGTTTCGAGACGTTGCCGATTGCATTGTGCGTGCGATGATCTACGGTAACAAAGACGCAACCGATGAAATGCGTAGGCGTGCCGATGACGGTACATTGAACTACAACGATGTTTATGATTTAGATTTTTCAGGCATTGATCCGATTGCGATTGTACAGAATGCGATGTGTGAGATTGAGAAAATGATGGGTATATATCCGAATATCCCAGAACCAAAAGAAGGCGATGAAAAGTGATATACGATCAATTCAGCGGAATACTTACGTTGGCTTGCATGGTGGCTTGTTTGGTGTTTGGTGTTGCTTTGATGGCGAATTGGTTTGATTGGTTTCGACCGCGAAAAGACAAGGAGGATGAAAAGAAAGACGGATATTTCACACCCATCATGGAACTGTACAAAGATGGTAATACGTCCATCCCCATCGGTGTACCGTTAGTATGTGTTGGCGGAGCGACAACCGAAGAACTACAAGAAGTGTTACGCCGTATGATGGATGCATCTGATTCGGACGGTATCTCAATCCCTTGCGGAGTGACAACCGAAGAGTTACAAGAAGAGTTACGCCGCATGATGGAACTTCTCAAGTGGGTGCGTCAAGAATCTCTTGATGCCGGTGCTCGTAACGATAAAGAGTCGCATCGTGCGTGTCTTGCGATACACACAAGGGTTTCAGATACGATTAGAAAAATAGAAAGAGGCGAATGATGTTGTGGTATGCGTTAGCGATTTTGTGTCTGTGCTTGATTGTGTATCTAGGCGTAATTTTTTTGAAATGGTTGGGTGCTTTATCTAGGAACGTTTCACGTCTGATTGAAAGGGACAAAGCACACGAGGAAGCCATACGGGGATTGTTGGATGCCGGGAAAGACAATGCGGTGATGATGGGTTTACTCAACAGTCAAACCCTAGACATCATTAAGCGATTGGAATCGGTCGAAGGAAAAGTTGATGTCCTTGAATACAAAGTCGATTTAGGCGGCGAGTCATTTGATGATTGGGTTCAAGAGATAGGTCTACTCATGTCGAAGATAGGCGTGGTTGAATCTCGGATATCGCACATTGAGAGCGACCTTGATTCTGACGTGTCTCCAAACGGCTAGATCGAGACATGTAAGGGAATGGGCACCAATTCGTCAAGAAAACGTGTAGGATGCCCGATGAATGGATAAGTTGGCGTTCGGTGTAGATGACTCTACAATACCCATGCGGGCGAACGTATGTTTTAGTTGGCACCGAAAGGATCGAGAAAATGGGACTCACACAATCTGAAATCAGGCGCGAGAATTTATACAAGTTGTGCCTTGTAAAGATGGCAGAGAGCAACACGACGGAAGAAACTGCTTTAAATCCTAAAGTGCTTGAAGCTTTGTCTGAAGACTTTACACTTGATGAATATGTTGCGGCGCTAGAAGATTTACATCAAATGGCATCTTTCGGTATCTGGCGAGGCGTGCATTCGTGGAACCTAGATGGTGATAACAATCTTGTTATCGTCTACAACTATTGGATTCCCAACAAAGAAAAGAAGACCGATCACATCGATACCGCGATGATCGAGGGTGTGGTTAAAAATGCTTCACAAGAATTACTTGGCGTCCTTGAAAATATGAATGTGGTTATGAAACGAATCATTGAAGAACGAGACAAGGCACGCCAACAGTTAAAAGAGACTCATCTTGAATTGGAAGCGTCACATGTAATCGTGAATCGTTTTATAGATGGTCAGATACATGCTTGGCGTACTGTTTGCACAAGAGAGAAATCGAATATATCAGACCAATCAAAACTGAGAAATAAGGTGCGGCATACGCTCAATAACCCAAACCCCAACAGTTATTTGATTAGACCCCACACAAGGTAAAGATTTGTATGACACGCAAGAAAGACCTAAGGCTGAGGCGTAGAGCCGAGAAGCGCCGATGGAAGGACCGAGGTAAGAAGGATCGACGCACACAACGCGGCTACCCTTCAACGATCGTCTTCCACGATATCGGGCCGCTCGGTACGGCTGAGGCAGAGCGTGAGTATCAGAGAGGTCGTCACGGGATAGATTGGCGGGGGTTTGTGACTATTAGCGCGTTCAGGTCACTTGTGAGGGTCACCGGAAGATTGACCAGCAAATTGGGAAGCTTTTTCAGAAGGTACGATGACCAATGAACGATAAAGAATGTATGGTAGATCAAGAGTTTTTGGAATTGCTCCGAGAACGAAATGAAAAACGGTTTAAAACTGAACTTGAAGGGACTTTTGAAATGGGTAACGAAATGGGTAATCCTTGCTTGGATATTGACATTGACACAAGAGACGCGCAATATTCGCGTCGAAGTGCTCAGGTTCAATTTCCGAAGACGAAAGACGGCGTACAGGTGTTTGCTGGTGACCGCGTGGTGATGCTCCACAACGACAAGTTCTATGGTGCGACGGTGCGAGAGTCACAGGACGAATCCTTAAGCAGTCGCGGAGTACAAGCACTTGAGGCGGTAGTGTGTTTTCACAAGGCGTACATGCCCGCGTTAGACGTTTCACAGTTCTATTCGTCAATCGGGGACGCAACACACGAGAGGAACCGTAGAAGCAATCTACGGTCCTGTGATCGTGTGTACATGACACGTGACGGGTATGACGTGCAAGAGGGCGATATCGTCTTTGTTTGCGTAAGTGTGAACTACAACAACCGCACAATGCCGAACGGTGAGATTGATAACGGTATCCGTGCGTGTACTGTACGCCGCAATACGGAGTGCGAGGGTGGCGCGTGCGTTCAAGTGGACAACGTGCAAATAATCGCAATCTCTCAGGTTGAGGCGGACGTTGCGAATCTGATTCTTCGATTTAAAATAGGTTCATAATCTTCATAATTGCGAGCCGCAATTCAAAATCTCAAGGTCAATATACAGGTATGAACGAAGAACAAACCAATCGTGATATGGAATTGAACTACAGGGAATGGCAAACCAGACGAGAGAACCGCAAGCGGGTATTTCAAAAGGTCACGGACTCGTGCAAAGGAACACAGAATGCAGTTTCTCATCTAGTCACGACGATCGGCGGAATGAGTAAATCGATACGTGATTTCTCTCTAGCCGTTGAAGGGATCGCGTTGGATCAAAAGAACTTCTACCTTCCGGTAAGGTCGGTAGTGTCTAAGATTGTCGGTCGCAGATAACAGGTAGGGGTGTGAGTGGTGTACGCGGCTTTTTGTTCTGAGTCGTTCCGTGAAAGCGGGTCACATCCCTACCTTTCAATACAAGGACGAATGAATTGTTGCGTTTCAATGGGTCTATAATCGAGCGCAAGCCGTGCCCTACGTGTGACGGTAAAGGATCGGTGCCTTGCCCTACAACGTATAGCGTGCGAACACAGAACGATCTAGGGCCGTTCCCTCAAGCGAGCGACGGATACCCGATACCTTGCCCCGAATGCGATGGCAAGAAAACAGTTGTAAATGGGAATGATTCAAAGGTAGAGCAAGAATGAAACGCGACCAAGAGAAAGCAATCGTTCAGAAGTTCATCGTGTACCGAATCCTCTTCTGTCGCATATACGGTGAAGGGACGCATCCGAGTACGTACAAGATTGTCGGCATGGGTCACGGCACGCTATGGGTAACGGTCAGTGCGAACCTTGCACGCGAGACGTTCCGCAAACAACTTGTATCCGATATGCTGAAGATGAACGTGACGCGAGAGATTCTAAAACAGGTGTGGCCGAAAGTGTGTTGCGGTGAAAAGAACATCGCAAAGACCGCCAAGGAATTCGTACGCGCCATCAAAGAAGTTGAGGACATGTAGATGATTTATATTCAAGCGAGCCGGATTGTTATCTGTATTTCTTCTATCGCAGTCCTAGTGCTGATTGGTGCTTCTATTTTTGCCATCGCAGACGGATTTCGGGACGCGCAAAACAACAAGCACTTAGAATCAAATACTCTTGTGACTGTCGAGATTGAATCGGGTGACGTGCGCGAGTACGAAAACCTGCGATTGAAAGTGAGTACATACCGTGAGTTCAGATATCAGAATGGTGATACAGTGTTCTTCCCGATGAATGCGACGATTACGATTACCAAACAAGAGATTGAGTAGATGACAAAGAACAGATGCAGGGTATTTCGCGGGGATTGCGTAAACCTTGCGTCCAGACTGCCGGACAACTACGTACACAGTATCGTGACCGATCCGCCCTACGGCATAAAGTTCATGGGGAAAGATTGGGATGGTCCGGGCGGCGTAGCTTTCCAAAAAGAGACTTGGGAAGAGTTCTTAAGGGTTCTAAAGCCCGGCGGTCACGTGCTCGCGTTCGGCGGAACAAGAATGCATCATCGGTTGATGGTTGCGATTGAAGATACCGGGTTTGAGATACGCGATTGTTTGATGTGGTTGTATGGCTCGGGCTTCCCTAAGTCTCACAACGTCAGTAAAGGGATTGACAAAGCGGCGGGGGCAACCGGAACGAGAGGTTCGCTAAAAAGAGGCGGGGATCGATTAGCGAGTCTTGAAAATGGCAAGCGAGACGGCAAAGGACGATGGGGAGATGAGGTAGGGAGGAACCCTTATACTACAATTCCCGCAACCGATGCCGCAAAACAATGGGACGGATGGGGCACCGCACTAAAGCCAGCATGGGAACCGATCGTACTCGCCCGTAAACCGTTCAATGGCACCGTTGCAAAGAACGTACAAGAGCATGGTACGGGCGCAATGAACATTGACGGGTGTAGGGTTGGGACGGATGATAGTCTTGGTGGTGGAGCCACTAAGGGGAAAACAGTTTGTTCTCATAACGGGGAGGCTTGGGATCGGCCTTGGAAACATAATGATGATGCGAGGGAATCCCACGCATCCAGAGTTAGAGACAACGTAGTAAAAGCCGAAATGCTTGGCCGCTGGCCCGCAAACCTAATACTTGATGGGGAAGCTGGTGCAATACTTGATGAATCTGTAAAAGAATCACCATCCCGGTTCTTCTACTGCCCAAAGACGAATAAAAAAGAACGCAATCTAAATGGGTGTGACAACAGACACCCGACCGTTAAGCCGACAGAGCTTATGCGGTATCTCGTGCGACTCATCACGCCACCGAACGGAATCGTTCTTGATCCGTTTTGCGGATCGGGTTCAACTGGCCTAGCGTGCCAACGCGAAAATATGCGCTTCATCGGTTTCGACAAAGACATAGAATCCGTGCAATGGGCACGCAAGAGAATGGGGATAGACTAAGACATTTCGCCAATTGTCCGTTTGTGTATCGTCTAAGGGGTCAGGGTTGCCGCGTACTGTACCGGGCGGCATTGTCCCGGTGATTTGACCCTACGACACCGCAAGCGGTTAGAGAGCCGCACAGGGCTATCGAATTACCCGTCGAAAGGCGGGTTTTCTCATGGGTTGAAAAAATATTCAGAAAAGACAGTGTGAAGGCTTGCGTCGGACGATAAAGACGGTAAGATAGACGTGTAAAGAGAGCAACAAACAAAGGGACCAGAACAATGAACAACGCAACAACGACCAAGTTTGAAACCGGCAAGACATTCACGGGACGCGCTTCCAACGATCATAATTGCGTCTGGTCCTTCACCGTCACAAGCCGCACCGAGAAGACAGTAACCGTTGAATGTGATGGGGATAGTTTCCGCCGAGGCGTGTTCGTGGATGGCGGTACTGAAAAGTTCTTCCCGTTCGGCCGACATTCTCAGTCTGTCGTTGTCAGTGCTGACAAGGTTGACGATTGATCGTCATCGGTAACCCGTCGAAAGGCGGGTTTGCCGGTTTTAGAAAAAAAAGATTTGAAATAGATGGCGTGATGGGTTGCGTTGACCGATGTAGACGGTAAGATAGACGTGTAGCAAATGGGTGCTACGAAACGAACCGCGAAACGAAAAGGGACAAACAATGGCAAAACTGACGAAAAAACAAAGAAATACACTTGATCGAGCACTTTCTGCAATAACACAGGCTAGTGAATATATTTTCAGTGACGATGTTGCTGTTTGTTGTAAAAAGGAATCTCAGACAACGACTCAAGATTATATTCGGTTTGATGGTGGTGGGCCTGTTTTGGCTTGTACTCAACGTGAATATGGATCACACCTTTGCCGCTTGCGTGACGCTGAAAAATTGATTAGAGATATGATTGTTCTCGATCAGATATCAAGATTGAAATGACAATCAGACAACCGGGCGGAAACGTCCGGGCGTCCTTTACAATTGCGGCGTGCAATTATTGACGGTGAAACGAAAGGGACAAAATGAAACTTGATGTTGCAACAATGGACTTGGACAAGATCGAAGACCGCAAAAAGATCATGGATGAGTACCTTGCTCGATTCGACAATGAAAGACCTAAAGACTGTCCGGTCACCGCTCGTCTTGTTGCGAATCTTACCGATGCCGATACGTACCCGGAAGAACCGCTTGATGCTGACGCGTGCTACATGAATCGTCTTGCTAACGTGATGGAAGCATTCCCGGTGATTGCGAACGAACAGACCAAACATCCAATGTACTTCGCTCTCAGTCGCACAGATGCGGCTTGGATACCGTGCTACAACGCTGAGGTAAAACGGTCCAACGGGTGGGCTATTTGTGGATTCACGAATGACGATGGATCAAAAGAAAATCTTGCGCAGGCAATGTTTGAATGGGCACACGTTGATGCTGATGGCGGCGTATCTATCCCGGTTGTTTTCGAGATGTGCCGTCGCAAACTGACAAAGAACGAGGCTCTTGCAGACGACAGTATCGAATTCTGAACACCGCACTGTGATTGGAAACGGTCGCAGTGTGATTTACAATTGCGAGCCGCAATTCTGAGATTGTCACCGGATTCTTCAGAGTCAAGGTCAATATACACATAGAGAAACCCGAGAGTACTAACAGCAAGGTGAGATTCTGGAATGTCGAAATGCCAAAAAGTTAAAGAATCAAGCCTTGTTCAAATGAAGTCGATCCGCTTCACGAACAACAAGGGGCATCGGTTAGACGTTGAGGTTTACGAGAACACAGATGATGTTGTGATTCGTCTTTTCATTGACGATGTAACTTCAAGGTTCGTTCTCGATTCAGGTGTAGCGCAACGAGTGATTGATTTCATAGCTGACGGATACGGATCAGAAAACAAGGATGATGATAATGGGCAAAAACAAAAAAATGGGTAGTCTGGTACTTACGCGTAAACCAATGGAAACGATTTGCGTTGGCGACGATGTACGCGTGACGGTTATTAGGGTAAAAGGGGACCGGGTTCGTATCAAGATCGAAGCGCCGATATCGCTCTCAATTGATCGTTTGGAGATCAGAGAGAAGATTGAACAGGAAACAGAAAAGGAGAATGCAAATGAGTGATAGATTTGACAACATAATGAGTGTTGCATTCAAAGAAGCGTCAACCGGCATGTCCGAACTTGACGCGTATGAAGACCTTGAAGATTGGTACGAAGGTCAAAGGATGCGACTGCAAGCACTGAGAGATGGAGAAGAGAGAAAAGAACAAGAAGGCGTTTGAGCGTTTCAAACACGAGTCAATTGAAAAGAAAGAAGGATTTCAAAATGAGTACAAGTATTACTTCAAAAAAAGATCAGTTTTTTAGCGCACCGACTTACACCCCGCGAAATGTGCGTGCCTTGGAGATTACCAAGGCGACTGTCAATCCGAATGGGAGTGTTGATCTTTTCTTCGACGATCATCCTTCGGTCAATATCGATCGTTCTGAATCAAGCCCGTTCATAGTTGGGGGTAGATTCGATCCGTCAACGAATCGCAATCATGTATACCAAGACGGGTATCTTGTTGTTTCTGGTTCTGGTGACGATTGCACAATTGAGCGTTTCGATAAGGACGCATTCAAAAGGATGTACGAGTTCGGGCACTAAGCGTATTGAACAAACTGATTGACACCGCGCCAAACGTGTGAGAGAATACACGTGCTTTGATTAGCCGAGAGGCTTCGACATTTCGAGTAACTCTTTTGGGAAAGGGTAGAACAATGCTTGAGCTTTAAAACATGGCAACCGAAACAAACAAAACTCTTCTCTCTTTCTCTGTGAAGTGTCTTAGTTGATACTTCATCGACGAGCGCCCGCAACCAGTAAGGTCGTCTTTAGCTGGTTGCGGGTTTTTCATTGCACCAATCACAATCGGATAAACAATGAGTAAAACAAACCACGGTCAAGGACTTATGGAAGACGTGGGAACTTCTTTCAAGTCGAGCACGTTCCCCGAATACACCGGCGTACCGAACCCGGTACCAAACTCAATCCTTCCGATATTCCAATCGGCACAACCTGCCAACACCGGTAAGTACTTTGGCGTTCGCGTTGCTTCCCGAAGCGGTAGAAGGTCAGGTAACCCATACGGGTACAACAGGCTCGGTATGAAGATACTCCGAGAGGGTTGGGACTGCGAGGATATGAAAGCGGTGATTCGTCACGCGACCGCGAAGGGTTTCAATGAAATGTTTGTGTGGCACATTCAGGGGTATCACAAAACAACGAATCACCGGGAAGACGGATCGATGCCCGATTGGGTTCCCGGTGCGACACCACAAGCGGTAGTAGATTCATGGCACCGTCTGAGAGAGTGGATCAAGATAAACTTTCCATCGTTCAAGCTGAGTATCTACAACGGGCCGACCGTTTCACCGAATTTCGGGACGTTGGATGATCCAAAGTTTGAGTGGTTGACGATTGCGAATCTTCAGCGCGTCATCGACAAGTACGAGGATTTGATAGACACGATGCAGCCGGATGGTTTCTGCCTCGACGCGTTCAACTGGATTATGAGTTATCGAGACGAACCGGTTGGTAAGAACTGGAACGATACAGAGCCTTGTAATCCGGGTGACTCTGAAATCCCAAGAGAGAAGGGGTTGTATCTACGAGCACTTGGGGGTATGTGCGAACTTGCCAAGAGAAAGAACGTTTACCTGTACCAAGAACCCTTTGCTCTTCACGGCTTCCCCCAGTCGATGGTTGCGTCTATGAAGCTCATGCAATCGGTGAAGGTTGCGAACAGCCCGCAAGGCATGGACGGACGCTACACATTGGACAGTATGGCACCGCCTGAATTTGAAAGAAGTTTGGTGAAAGATGTTTCTTTGCTGTTCTACATACACGGCAAAGACTGGGAAACCGAAGAGATTCACGAAACCGTAACCAAGGGGTTTCAGCAGGGCTACCGGATGGGTATGACCATCAATCACGCGCAACAGGCGTACGGCTTCCCGAAACTCATCTGAATTGCGGCTCGCAATTATTTTGAGAATTTTCTAGATTGATAGTCGGTTGTTTGTTCCTCAGTGGGAATATACAGATGTACGTAAACAATTTGAAATGAAAGTTGAAAACATGGACCCGTCAGAAATCAGTACGTTTATTGAATTCCTCGTGTGGTGCTTTGAATCGCTCCATCGGTTCATCGGCCTGCTATTGCTCTTTTTCCTTGCATCGCTACTGTTCTCGGTTGGGTTGTCTGAAGGTTTTGGTAAGTTTTGTTTAGTGAGAATCACCAAAAGCCAAGACACAAATAATTATCAATGGAACAAGGATGAGTAAGATTCCGCTATTTGAACCATGTACCGCCAACCACGTTTTAGACAAAACGTCTGAACGTGGTTGGTTTTTTAATCAATTGGTTCTCATAGAAGGGACGTTCGGCGCGGGACGATGGGACTGGTGGATTGCTCGAACGATGAAAGACGGAAGGCTCGGGAATCACCAGATACCGCAAATAGAATTCATCGACTCACCACAATCTAAACCGGCCCCTAGGATCGGCTGGGACGCGTCGATGTGTGAATTGGCGTCAACACCGGGTGAGACGTTCAAGCTCGCTACAGACGTGTTTGATAGGCTCATGCGTGACGGTACGAACGTGTCTTGCATCCTCGATTGGTTCCTGTACGCGTGCGGGGACAATTCGGTAGAAAGACCCAAACATCTATCCGGTGAACATGAAGTGTTCTTGTATCAAGAGGGTATGTTGATGCTCTCGCGTATGATCGCCAATCCGACCGATTGGGGCCAACACATCGCCGGGTATATTCAGGGTGGCGGCAAACAGTTTACCGGGTGGTTCCCTACGCCCGTGTGCCTGTCTCGCTTGATGGTTGAAGCGACATTCAACGAACCAGAGAAAAACGATTACCGATTGAAAAGTGTTTGCGATCCGTGCGTAGGTACGGGTGTGATGCTGCTACACGCGTCGAACTACTCGCTTGATCTTTACGGACAAGATATCGACGTGGTAATGCTGAAGTGGTGTAGATTGAATGGGTATCTATTCGCGCCTTGGATGGTTGCGAAGTGGCACAAGATGTTGGAAGAGTACGAGAATCGACCGGTTGAACAATCAACCGACAAATCAAATACGTTCCGTAGGCGCGGCAAAGTCTACAGAGTAAAGAGAAAGAAAAAGGTGATAGCAAGATGAGATTGAAGCCATTTTTCTCTTACTACGGTTCAAAGTACCGGATAACCGGGCTATACCCGAAACCGAAACATGATCGTATTATTGAACCATTTGCGGGGTCAGCTAATTACGCACTCATGTATCACGATAGAGATATATTTCTTTGCGACATTGACCCTACGATTGTTCGCATTTGGGATTATTTGATAAACGTTAGCGAAGATCGCATTTTGTCTTTACCAGACGTTTGCATAGGTGACCATTTAGATGATGTCAAGTTCGATGGTTTGGTTTGGGCAGAGAGATCGTTGATCGGGTTTTATCTAAATGGCGGCGCGGCTGTTCCTTGCCGCACACCTTCTAAATGGATGGTTGACCTGATACAAAAAAACAAATTGACAAGTAATTATTGGGGACAATTGGCGAGAGAGAAAATTGCAAGCCAATTGAAATATATTCGTCATTGGAAAGTACGCATGTGCGGGTATTGGTCAATCGAAACTAAAGCACATGCAACGTGGTTTATTGATCCGCCTTATCAGAAAGCAGGTATTCATTACAAAGCAAGTTCTGAAACTCTCAACTATGAAAATCTTGCTATTTGGTGTAGGTCTAGAAAAGGTTTAGTTATTGTTTGTGAGAATCAAGGCGCAAAATGGTTGCCGTTTAGAGATTTTGTAATTTCTAGATCAACCACAAAGAACGGTGCAAACTATTCCAAAGAAGTAATTTGGACCAATGATACGTATTCGTTTAAACGTGATGGTAAAATATACGTCACAAAAAAGAAAAGGTGGTAGTAAGATGAAACCGTTGAACCCGGATACCGTGATCGCTCTTATGAAGAAATATTCCTTTAACAGAGGAATTGCCAAAGGCATCATTGCACAACACAAACATTGCGGTATTGAGATGATGATTGATCTTGGGGTTGAATTCTAAAATGCCAAGGCCTACCACAAGAACTGACGGTGACGTTACTATTGTTTTTCATGGTGGGCCTAGGTGTGGCGAGAAACAAAACTTGTCCGAGCTTGGCGTTCCGAGTGACAGAGTAATAGAAGTGCCCGGATTGTACGGGCAGAGATACGTGTATCGTGTAAACTTGCTGACGCATATTGCACGGTATTTGATAGTTCTAGAAAAAGAAGATTTCAACCCTTACAGGAGTTGCGAAGATGAGCGATGACGAATCACAAGACAAAATTGTTGTTGACGAAGGTTGGAAAGAAAAATCGGCACGCGAAATGCGAGAGACGGAAGAGGCCGAGGCGAAGAGTGAAGTTCCTGATTTGAAAGAAGCAACGTTCAGTAATGAACTATTGAAAGCATTGGAAACCGTCCGCGACGAGTGCCATGGGTATATTCTTGGGTTTGTTTCACCGATGTTTGATCTTGACGGTCAACCTATTCTTGATGATGCTGGGGAGCAACGATTAGGAGGTATGACCGTGAACCACGGACCCGCTCCAATGTTGCACCAGATGATGCCGAGTGTGGTACAGGCAACTGGTGAATATATAGCAAACCAACAAAGAGCGATGCAGGCGGTAAAAGCCGCAAAGGTTACAGAAGGTGTTCCGAGTAAGAGCACCGAACTTGTTGAAGCCGCTGGTGAAACAAAGAGAGTGGAAGGATGTGAATCAGAATGAGTGATACAAAAACAACAGTAGCGCAACGATCCGTGATTCTTAGTGCAATCACCGAAGCACCAAAGGGTCACGACGAACGTATCCGCCGAATGATGGCTGACCTGTATAAGAATTGCACCGGTCGTAAAAGGATGGATAACAATCGTACGCATTCAGCCGCCGGTTTGTGGCAAGACGGCGCGGGCGGTCTTGCGATGGTTGGGTTTGGTGAAATTCCAAAACGCATACCCGAGGGTGCGGGTAACGCAGGAACTTCTTTCTACCTTCGCTCGTCTGTTTCAATGATCGTCAACTCGGCGGCTTCGCAGGTGAGTTCGCAAGACTGTTCGATGGTTGCTATTGGACTTGTTGAAGCTGAAGATATCCCGATGCTTAAAGCGGCTGGTATCGTAAACATCGTTTTGCACAAAGACGTATACGAACAGATTGATAAGTTGGATGGTTATTTCAAGCATGATGTTTTCAAAAGCCTTGAGATACTGATTGCGTCTTGTGCCGCTTGCGGTATTACCGTATGGGGTGTATCTGGTAAGGTTTCGCAGGTTGTTCAACGAAACCTTTCGCAAGATCGTAACTCCAACACGCTAACGCATCGTGTGTTTAATCATGTGTGGTATCCCTAAAAAAGAACACCGCAAGACATTTGAATAAACACCCGCTACAATGCAGCCGTTAGTATCAAACACTAGCGGCTTTTGCAATTGCGAGCCGCAATCATGGAGTATAAAAAAATGGCTGCTACGAATGGCGGAACAATTGCTGTTACCGCAACGTCCCTTGCAACGGCTGACACCGTATTTTCCAGTAATCTCAATGGCGGTAGTGGTGCGGACGGGTGTAAGGGTATTTCGTTTATCAACGACGGCACGGCTGTTGCCAACGTTTTTTGCGACGGTGTACATGAGCCCGGCGAGGATACTGAAGGATTCCCTCTTGGTACGGGTGAATCTGTCACATTTGAATCGAATCATATTCGCAGCGTTACGGCATGGGTTGCAAGCGGCAGTGCAAGTTTGAGGTTTACGGTTACCAAGATCGGTTAAACACAGTTGCTTGATTCGAGGTAAGCGGTTTATGAGTAAAATTCTAAATCAGCACGAGTTGCTTAAGACTGTCGGTGCAAGTGATGTGCTCGATTACATGTGGAGCCATTCCGTTGGGGGGATGGCTTTTGTTGATCCGAAGGGCGCATTTCTTTGTGTGAACCCTACGCTCTGTAGTTGGCTCGGGTACGCGCCGAACGAGCTTGAGAATATGACCATCATGGACGTTACCGAACCGGGTGACACTAAAGCCGATATGGCCGCGATGGATGACGTGCTCCGAGGGATACGCAACAGTTACACGATGACCAAGCGGTATAAACCGAAGAGCGGCCAACCGTTCGATGCAAAGCTTACGGTTCACGGATGGAAGGGCGACGACGGCAAAATAGTTTTGTTCTTTTTCTCGCAGGTTGAGAAACTTGATCTTGTTGAGTACCGACCTGTTGACGAATTACGCGTTGTTTACAACTTCTTTGTAAACAACAAAAAGATCACACTGATAGCGTTCATAGCTACAGCGCTCGCGGGAGATAGTGCTATCAAGTGGTTGTTCTCAGTGATAGATATTATTCGCGGTACGTTTTGATGTTTCTAGTTAAATAAAGAAAGGCGGTCTGCATGGACCCACAAAATAAATCGAAGGTTTGGTATAAGTCGAAAACCATCATCGGTATCATTATCGGTGCGGTGTTCGCAACACTGGCGATGGCAGGCAATCCCGTTCAGGGACTCACCGAAGATCAGCTTGTAAACCAGATCATGGATTTGGTTGAGGTTGGCGGTGTGGTTGTCGGCAATATCCTTGCCGTGTTCGGTCGTCTCACCGCGTCGAGCGTGATTGTCGGCAGTGCGAAGAAAGCGGTGAAGTCCCATGAGCCGATTTAACAACCGTGCAATCAATTTCATTGTGACGTGTGCTTTGGCCGTTCTTGTGCTTGTAACATTTGCCGCTTCGGTCTCGTGCTCCCCACTTCCGCAAGTATCAGCACAGGTGATCCAGAACAATGCCGATGCAACAATCCGACTCGCAAGCAACGATTCGGCATTGTTCGGGCTTCTCAAGAAACAAACCGAAGCTATCGCGGGCGCAAAGCGGGAGTTGATGCTAGGCCATATCGAGGCTGATATTATTCTGTCTCGATACGTTGAAGATGGTGTTGTTGATATTGCGAAGATTCAAGGTCACCTTGAGAACGCCGGAATCGTTAGGCCGTATCGAAACGAAATCATTGCACAGATTCGTAACGGATACTGGACGATTGCCGAGTCTGCTGATTGGCTTGTGCTGCATAGTAGCGTTCGGGCTCTACCTACGGGTTCAACACGCACACAAGCCTTAGACAGCACCTTAGCCCGCCTACAAGTGGTTTCAGAGCACGATGTGAACATGTCTTTGATTCTTACAGGTATCGACACGTGGGCAATGGATACGTTCGCCCTATGGCAAAGCGTGGACGCGAACAATAAATCGTTGGTTGAGTTCGCAACCACAACGTACGAATCGAATGAATGGTTGACAGATCAGGCGGAATCGTATTGGTCGGAACTTGTGCTCGGCAGTATCGACAACCCTGAAGTGAAGTCAGATTTGGTCAGGTTCTTCGGAGCCTTGATCCGTAACCAATAATTGCAAGCCGCAATTCAAACCCCTTTGAAATGAAGAACGGAAAAACAGATGAACGATACAGCAGAAACAAACGCGCCTAGCGACACGGGCGAAACAGTTGAAGAAGAAAAGACGGCTGAAGTTGAAGCCAGTGAAGAAAGTTTGATTGCGATTGCAGCGAAAGAGAATGCCGCAGAGAATGCCGCAAAACAATGGGACATTGAGCCGCCCGTTGCAAACGTTGCCGTAACGATCTCTGATCTTCGCAACGTACCGATTACATCGGAACACATCGCTTCTAAACTTCTTTCAGGTGAAGGTCTTGACGAACCCGAGTTGCGGGTACTTGTTGCGGTGCTTAGTGACTACACGGCCGTATCAATGGCGTTCAACGATCTTGCTGAAGCCTACGGAGTCGTTGCGGGTAGAACGCATGTTGCAATGGGTATGCTATCTGACGCACAAATGACTGTTACGAATTCGATTGAGGGCTACAATCCTATCCAAGCAAATGTTTTGCTGAGTTCCGATGAGGACCGCAAGCAACTTGGTAAGGCCGTGAAGAAGTCTTCTAGTTTGGAAGAAATGATTTCGTCAGTTCTCAGCATGGGTATGCGACTCATGGGACTCTAAGAACCATCCGCGTTGCACGAAAGCGTTACGCGGATTTTTACAGAAATTACAAACTTCCTTTCACACAAGGGAATTATTGCAATGGAAATTGTAGATTACCGCGAGCAAAGCAAGCATATCGATATGTTGAGTTTTTCACGAGGTGCTTATACCCGAAAATGGGACGGTGAACATCTTTCGCCTAACGTGAAACGGTTTGCAAGAAGAAAAGCAATCTGTAGCCGCACACCGATTACCGATTTGGTCACAGATACAATTATACAACACGGGTCGGGGTTTGATGAGATAAGAGCAAGCGGCTACGCAAGTGATATGACGCGAATGATTTCTATGAGGGTTACATCCCCGAGGAAATTGAACGATGCGGGTAATGCCGTGCAAGGAACGAACGGCGACGTTCAAATATATGTTGGTGATGTTAAAACTATATTTGCAAAAATACAATCTGGTGAATATACGTCCCCTTCACTTGTTAACGGTTACGGTTACGCGTCTTATGACGAGGGCGAGATATACATGTACGGCGGCGTGTGGCAGGGGTACATGGGTGGTCTAGACGGTGCAGTGGCATCATTGTTTAGTGGAGCGGAACCCGTAAGAACATTCGAGGCAATACCCGAATGGCTAGATAAGCCTGATTCTGAAAGTTACGACGGGGCCGTTTCTTTCACACCTGCGTACGGCAGTGTACGGCGCGGTTGTTTGGTCGCTCAATTCCGAGGTGCCCGGTATGTCGGGAATGTTGATGCGACAGACTCAACGCGTTGGTCGTGTGACGGTACGGGTTATTTCATGTGGCAAGAACCGGCAAACAAAGCTTCGCCTGTAGGTCACTGGACAAAGCTTCGAGACCATAACGATTGGGTAAACGTTGGACAGCCGCACGGCGACCTGTTCGGCGATGCGTCTAATTACCGATACGATCATTGTGTTGGCAGAATACGAAACTCTGAATGGTCGAGAGTTCGTTGGTCAACACTTGGCGTGCGTAATTCAGAATCCATATCGAAGGTTTTTTGTTATGCAGATGACTATATGCACGGCGGTACGATAGATGGTGTTACTGGTAGTAAAGGTGCTGTTCAGTCGCTTTTCTCTATTGATTATGACGGCTCTACGTACACGCTATCCTCGAAGGTTGACTTTCACGAATTGTATGACCCGGCATCTGATTCAGACGTTGAAGCTGACGACCAGAGACATGGGCACGGCTGTTACCTACATCTGGTTTGGAATGCAGCGAACACTGCTAGGTATATGGTTTTGGTCGTAGCCTCTTCGGACAATCCCTTCGACGGTCTTTCGGCTATGTACTTGCCGTACAACTATGATCCCAACGATCCAGATGCAGGAACTTGGGAAGCTAATTTCAGTGATCCTACTGAGTGGGTTGGTGATTCTCAATCAGACTTTGCAAACAAGATTTGGCTTACAGGCGGCGAATACACCGATGCACTTGCATCAGGTGGACGGTTATTTTCCTTGACGCAAGGACCGAACGATGATGAGTTTTTGGCTACATCCGATGCAAACTTCGCACCCGTGACCGTTATTACGTGGACTAAGATTGATGAGCCGCCTACGTTTAGAGCAGCTTTTAACCAAGCTGACTTTGGACCTAGTTACTCTTTCGATCTTGTACAAGATAAGCCGGGAGACCCTACGAGCAAGATGGCATGTTTGGTTTGGCGTGGCGGACCCAACAATGGATACAGTGACTTGTCAGATGATACGTACCGCGCAATGTTGAGTGATGACGGGGGCGACACTTGGGGAATGGGTCATTACCCGTACTTGCCCGGTAGGTGCTTGGCAATCATTCAGAACCATATCTTGTTTTGTGGGTCTTTCGATATCAAGAAAGCCGAATGGCCGGAAATTATCAAAGGCCCGTTCTTGACGATGGCTAGAGGCGGTTTGAATATGGGTGCCTTTGATCCCCCAGCTAGTCGTGATCCAATGTCTATCGGTGAATTCGGTTCACTCACATCACCCGATGTTGAATTGGGGTTGGAAAGAGCCGATAGCGGTTCTGGTGTGAATACAAACAATGGCGGGTTCGTACACGATGGCGTCGAGCTTCCACGCGATCCGGGTGATGCTGTTTTCGCAGGGTTTATTTATACCGGCACTAGTGGCGGAGAATCTATGTTGATAAATCCGTTCTTCCACAATTCAAGCAAGTCGAATGATGGTGAACTTGTAGACGGCCAAGCTCAGATCACTTATGTAGGTTTGGCTTTACGATCAAATTGGGAGTGGCCCACAAGACAGATCGGCTCGAATACCTTTGCCATTCGTCTTTATACAGGCGGCGGTGATAATGGTAATGAGTTACCCGAAGATTCGGCGGTCTATGTTCCTGCTGGTTCTGCCCGAGCGTTCTCTTTTGACAGTACAGAAGAATGGACAGAATTTACCGTGACCTATCCGGCAGGATTTAATTTTGATGACCTTGCAAACAGTATGAGTAATACAGGTTTGCGTTTCAGAATAAAGCCGAATGGTAACAATTGGGCTGCCGGTGTTTACTACACGTACGAGCAGGTGTACCAAGGTCCGCATTGGCCGATGTTCCCTACGCCACCCGGCGCAGATAATGACTCTTCCGCATTTCCTGAAACGGTTTTACTGAATTGGGTTGTGCCCGTAAATCATGTTATTTTCGGCGCGAGAGTCATCCCGATTTCATTGAACCCGAGACTTCTACCTTGGTTCATCAATACCGTTGATTCTAACATGCAAGATGCGGGCGACCCAGCAGCCGTACCGGGTTCAACCGAAGCGCCGCTTCCACAGAATTATTATGAACAAAACATGGAGCTTGTTTTCTGTGAAAACGTTATCACCCTTTGCGAGCATGGCGATACAACCAGCGATGATTTCGTAAGGCTTGAAATAATCGATCAAGCCGATTCGGATAGTGGTTCGACGATGCCGCCAGTGATTATTAGATTGAGTGGGGAAATGAACGGGGTTCCGTTCTCTTCAGATACCAATCTGTCTGACGCTGACGGCAGGCACGTGATGATGACAGGCGGGGACAATATCCTGTTTGCCTTACATGTGCTAAGCTCGGGCGTCTACGCTGCCGTAGAAATTGGTGGCGTGTTCAAAGCGACGGCTGTTGTAACCGGAACAACGGCAACGATGACTTATATACAAGATGGTGCTAATTTCCAACATGTGAAATCTAAAGCAATGGAGTTAGAATATATCTTCACATCGCTTATGACAGAGGCGGAATATGGAAACGACGAAGATAGATTCGCAAGCTTCATTTCTTTGATTCGTGATATTGATGTGAACGACTCGGTTGGTATCAGCAAATCAATAGGCGGGCGACACGGAATTACAGTTGTAGAAAGAGTTTAATTTACTTGTACAGCGTCGAATAATTTTCGATTGGTAAAATACAATGCCTCAAGAAGAAAACAGTCATCAAGGAGATTCAAATGATATGGAATCCGGTAACCGGGACAAACTCATTGATAATGATTCAGATAATGGCAATGATGAACTTGCGCCATGTTTGCAAGAGACTAACGAAGAATACATTTCTAGCAGTATCAAGCTTGCGACCTTTGAACAGTTGTGGGATGAGTTATCTGGCCGACTATCGCACGCGGTGTTGCTCGCCGAAGCACCGGTCAGAGCCTTCCCTTGGCCTAAAGATCAGATGTTCTCTTCGATAAAGAAACGCGACAGAGGTGATGATATAGCCTTCGTTGTTTCTTTGAAGGGTTCAAAGTTTGCTTGTTACGGTTTAACAAAACTTGGTGAAGATCGTGTTTCCGGTTATATTCGTAATGAACAGTTCTCCGAGAGATGGCAGACTGGGCCGAGTGGAAAAATTGAATATTTCTACGTTGCAAAAGACCAAGATTTAGATGATGGAGAATTTACCGATGACGATTCATAGCAGCGATTGGAACATGCCTGTTGGGACATACAGCGTCACAGACGGCGGCATAGCGATAGCAGGTCATACGTGCATGGTGAACCCGAACCGGTTCTATCAAGTCACATGCGACACGCTCGGCGCTAGTGATATCATCAATATCGAAGTCAAGCCTAAATACCAAATGTCACTCGGTGTTTTTGTCCGTCAGATTCAGATAATGAGTTCCAAGCATTACTTCAATAGACGGCACGATCAAAATGTGCTTAGTGCTTTGCGCAATACGTTGAGCCAAACTGAAAAAGGATTTCTTTCGTCAACCGATCCGACTATCGGCCCGATTCTTAATCTCGGGTATGACGAAACAAAGATGACAGATGAACAGGCAGATCGTTACAGGCGGGGCGTTACCAAAAGCCTTGACAGCCTTTCAACTGCCAAATCAATTGTTGACGTGACCGCAAAAGAAACAGACTGAGTAGAACCTTTGGAGGGTATGCAATGCCTGTTAATATGCGTCCGACATTTCTAAATACAATCACCCAACTGATTGAATCTTCAAAAACAGATTCGTGGCGCATGGGATGTTTGCAGAAGACAAACCTTGAATGGGAAATTGTGTCGCTATACAAGGCGAACACGTATATATATTCTGTTGACAACACACCAGCTGACAAATGCCCGGACGATTTTGATGATTGGGATATGCGTTTTCGTTGGACATGGGGGTACCGTCAACTTGAATGGGATAGCGTATTGGTGTCGGTTGCAAAGTCACTCACACACGATCAACCATCGGCTCTTTTCGTTCTTGAGAAACTACGCACGCATGGTTTGTTGTTTGCAGATGGTCGTATTCATCCACTACTTGAATCTTCTTTGAGATCGCATAACGAAAAAAGCCTGTTGGCAATTGACGTTGAACGAAATGATTTATTCATAAAGGAAATCGACCAAAGAAATAAAATCAAAGAACTGTCTAAAAGCAAAAAACCCTGAACAGGATTTCAAAATGTCTACAGTTAGAACAATGAAAAAGACTGTTACGATTATTGATTCTGAACCGCACAATACATATACGAGAAGAGCGTATTTATTCCGTCTTGATTCAAACCGGGTTGCGATAATGGGTGTTGAAGTTTGCGAAGGGTTAGAAGTACATCCTTCGTCTTGTGTTCTCAGAGAGAGTTTGTCACGGTCGATTCACCTGTCGCGAAATTGGTGTGACAGAGTAAAACCATTTGATATAGATCAGAGTTTAGTTGTTTGCCTAGCAGGTGTTTTACATGATGAGTCGAAAAAGGTGTAAAGGAAATACAGCGTTGCACATATCTGAATTGCAAGCCGCAATTGAGGGCAAACGTGTAGCGGTTGTAGGTAACGCCAAACAGACACTTGAGGGCGAAGGCAGATTACCCATTGACGATTACGATTACGTCATCCGGTTTAATCGTGCGATGGTGGGTACTCGCCTTGGTGCTAAAACAGATTTGCTTGTACTAGCTCAGATCGGTATTCAACAACACATCCTTTCGACAGTGCGGCCCGAACTAATCTTGTGGACAAGACCGCAAAAGTTCCAAGAGATACCGAAGAGTCACGACTACCTGAATCACTGTGACAACGTAATCATCTTGCCCAAAGATTTACTGTTCGGGCTTCACAGCGATTTCGGCACACTAGAGCTGAAATCTGTTGGAAATATGATGCTGCCGAAGCGCCGAGTTCCTTCGACCGGGTTTATCGGGTTGTGGTATCTGCTCGAACATTGCTCACCGGCATCGGTTGATATCTGGGGATTCGATTTTTGGGAGTCTCGGTCAACGTCTTCACCAGAGAGGGCCACACCCGGCCCGCACGATTACGGCTTGGAACGGGCGAAACTGTACGGAATGGGCGGGTTTAAATTCATTGATCCGAAACACAACGACCCCAATCAGGGCGAGATTGTGAAAAAATATCTGAAATAGGTGGTGCAAGGGGTTGCACGAACCGATTTAGACGGTAAGATAGACGTGTGGCAAATGGGTGCCATAAACAAAGGGACTAGAAAAATGAAAACTGGAAAAACTAAAGCGTGCTTCTCTTTTGACGGTTGCGGATTTCATGTTGTTTTTCTCTGTGGGAGTTCTACAACCGGGTTCCGGGGTAACTTCAAAACACTTGACGACCTTTGTTCTGATTTACGGTCTGACGGTCTTGATTTAGACTTCCCGAAATTGTCCGATCTTTTGGGCGGGTCATCGTTCACGTGTGCGGCTTAGTTCTTCTAAAAGGATTGAAAAATGAAAAGAATTACGGCAACAGCCGCGAAAAAAGGACGGTTTCGCTTTGAACGCGTCCTTGAACAAAATACCGAAAAAAACAAGGGTGCTCTATGAATTCAACGTACAACGTACAACCACACGCGCGAAAAGGCTCAAGTGCATTTTGGTGGCGGCAATTTACAGACAGTCACAACATCGGCGTTGTGGTTTCTATTGTGTCAATTACCGGTTTTGTCAAGGGTTCTGAGGATTGTTACGCTACCGTTGAAATCGCTAGTGTCGATCCGTATTCAACACAGGCGAAAACAGTAAATATTGAACGGGAAAGTTCTTCGTTTTCTGGCGATACATACACGGTAACGGAAATGAAGTATCGTGCCGGTGATATTGTTGATTCGATACCTTTGAAATGTTTGTTTGAGAGCAGGCGTCACGCGTCAATGTTTGCCGTCGATTACGAGCACAAAAAATTACAAAAAGCCGCTGAATCATACGCGTCAGCGAACAGTTGGTTTAAATCGGTTGTAAAAAAAACGAGAGGTGATTGATGGGTAAGAGAAAAAGAGTCATCGTGAAAAAGAAGAGACGCGCAACACCGAAGATTACAGAAAGGGTTGCTCGGAAGCCGGGAGTGGTACGGGCTGAATCTAAACTGCAAACCCACGCGGCGGCGATTGTTCCTACCACAATCAAACCGCGAAGCATGACCGAACGTGATGAGCGGACTATGGGTATGTACACGGTTGAAGAGATGTTAACGCGTGGAGTTTCAAACAATCCTTACACTTGGTATGACCCGGCACTCGTTGATTGGATCACTGCCATCGGGTTACCCGGTGAGGCCGGTAAGATGTTCAGAGGTTCTTTCAATGGCATGTACTCGTACCCGATGAAAAACATCTTATCGAGGGGCACAAGCGATCGTAAAGGTGTTGAACGCACAGATATGCTTGTTGAGTCCGTACTGAAAACAGCAGCGCCAAAAGTACGATGGCGAAAAGAGGCTCGTAGTATTTGTCATCGATATTGTTTGTTCGCTTGTGTGGTTCGGTCTAAGGCTTGGCGAAAAATCGGAACACCAAAGGAGTCCAAACGGTTATACGACCTTGCGGCTAAGTGGGTGAAGTTCCCGGTGAACCTTCTTGATGACTCTGCAAACGAAGGATTGGTCATCATCGAGTTCGAGTGCAATCGAATCAATATTTGTTCGGAAGGGCTAATCACGAGCAATTACTAATTTGCTTTGTTTGTCAATATCTTTGTCTATTCCGGGTGAGGTGCTAGAATGACCGGATGGCAATAGCACCCGGCACATGTTTAACACGCGGCAACAATTCAGAATTCGCAAGTTTGGATGTAAGCAATTTTGGCCGAAGTATTATCGAATCGCCGAAACAAGTAGAGGTCAAGATTCGAGAGGTTGAAATTCCGGTGATGCCTTGGCAGGGTGATTTACTTGAGGCCGAAGAAGAAATCGTTGCGGCTGTTGGGGGTATCGGTAGCGGCAAGACTTACGGCGGCGCGTTGTACACCGTTGATAAGATGGCATTCGAGGCTGATACCGGGACCATCGGCGCAGTACTCGCAAACACCTACGAGCAGTTGAGTCAAGCAACACTTCCGAAGCTTTGGGAGGTGTTCGCTACGCTCGGGATGGAATACGGAACCGACTACGTACAGAATGAAGCGCCGCCGAGAAACTGGCGAGGGTTCAAAAGTCGATTCAAGAAACATCACAACGTTGTCAGTGTTCGATGTTGGGGCCAGTTCATTACACGGTCACTTGAGAAGTACAACGCCATTCGCGGCGTGGAACTTGGCTGGTTCTGGTGGGATGAAGCACGCGACAGTAAGGAAGAGGCGTTCAAGGTCGTTCTAGGACGCCTCAGATGCCCCAAGGCACACAAGAGAGAGGGAAGGATAACAACATCGCCCAACGGGTTCGATTGGCTCTATGAGGCGTTTGTAGAGAACGCGGAAGTATTCGGTGAAGGCAAGAGACGCATGATCCACATGCGCACGCGAGACAATATCTTTCTTGACGAAGAATTCTTTGAACTTCTTGAGAAATCATACGATCCGCTGTTTGCTAAACAGGAACTTGATGGTGAGTTTGTCGCGCTTACGGAGGGTCGCGTATACCGCAACTTCCAGCGGAAAATACATGTTCGCAAACGCAATTACAATCCAGAGCTTGACCTGTATGTAACCGCTGACTGGAACCGTAACCCGATGTTGTGGGAAATTTGCCAGTTGATACCGGCAAACTCTTATGACAACAATGAAGACTTTGAAATCTTACACGTGATTGATGAGATTGCGGTGAACGAAGCGGATACACCTAGCGTCTGCGAAGAACTAATAAGACGCTACCCGCCTTCGGAACACAAGGGACAAATGCGGTTTTGTGGTGACCCATCAGGACGCAACAAAGACACTCGCGGCAACTACACCGATTACAAACTTGTTCGTGAGAGCCTAGAGGCACAAGGCGCGTGGGCCGGTAGATTCGTGAGGATGTGGAAGGCCGCACAACCGCCACAAATGAAACGCGTGGCTTCTATCAATGCTATACTTCTCAACACCCGTAAACAGGTGCGTCTTTACATTGATCCGAAATGTAAAGAATTGCATCGTGACTTTGAACGATGCGTGTGGAAGCCGGGTACGAAATTGATGGACAAAGATACCGATCGATCACGTACGCACGCCTCAGACGCGCTATCGTACTTGACACTCGTAATGTTCCCGCCTTTGACTAGCGGTAGCGGAACAATCACCATATGAATTGCAAGCCGCAATTGAACAGGATATAGACAAATGGCAAAGATCATTGCAGAGCAGCAGAACGTATCGGAAAATAAAAGTTCCAACCCTAGTTTTGACGCATACTTTATGGAAGGGTTGCTTGACCGTAAAAGGTTGTTCAACTTTCTTGATGTTTCGTACCGAGGCGGCAAAGCGTACAAAGAAGGTTGTGATGTTTACGGGTTGCCGCTTCTTATTCCGCACGAGTTGGAACTAAGCGGTTCTGGTGATTCGCCGCAAACTTTGAACGCAATTATTGCCAATACCGGCAATTCGGAAGATAACCGTTTCTTACGTCGTCTACGTACATCGTCGTATAAGAACTTCACCAAGCCGATTATTTCTAGGTTCGCGGCATACGTCACCCGTAACGATCCAAAGCGGTATGACACGGACGAGCTTGATCGGATCAAGATTAAACCGTTCATTGATGAAATGATTTTGGAGGGGTTGAAGCTTACAGAAGTATGGGTTGGGTACGATACCGTCCAGCTTGACGAATTTGATGAAGATGGCAGTTTGATCTCTTATACGGAGAACGATATTGCTGTTCTTGATCCAGAACATCAAGGCAGGCCATACCCTGTAATGATCGATGCTAGAAACGTTGTTGATTTTGATGAGGACGAAAACGGTGTTATTCATCGTGTTGTATTTGAAGAGATTGAAGAATTCAAAGATTCATTCACTGCTAAAAAGTCAAAGGTTACAAACTACAAAGAGTGGACAACAACCGGTTGGAAAACTTATCGCAAGGTGAAATCAGGCGATAGTAAAAATTCGTTCAATCAAGAAAAAACTTCAACGATCACCAACACGCTAACCGGCTCATCTGTTCGAGTTGAGTTGATTAGTGAGGGTTCGCATTCATTCGAGGAAGTCCCTTTTAGACCGTTCCGGCCAAGGTTCCCTACCGAAGACCTTGCGGATTTGAACAGGCTTCTGTTCAACATCGAATCACTTGTTGATGAAGAGTTGTTTTCATCGACGTTCACCCAGAAAGTGATTACAGGCGCGAGCGCTGACGAAGTGAAGACGGCTACAACAGGGTCAGGTAATACGCTCGTTATCGAGAACCAAGATGCAACGCTTGATGTTATTGGTTCTATCGAGGGTCAAGCTGCAAGTCTCATGGACCGGTGTAGACATATCGTCGAGGATATTTACCGTCTAACAGCTATGGATAGCGGGCAAAAGAATGTTGCTGAAGCGGCAGAGAAAAAGAAACGAGACTTGGAAGCGCTTTACACCTTGCTAATTCAGGTGGCCAAAGACGCGGAGATTGTAGAGAACGAATTGCTTATCGGCATGGGTATCATCGAAGCGGGTGATACAAATCAGCTTTCTGTTTATGATCGCAAGTTTGATATTGCAAGTATCGCCGAAATGCTTGAAGAGCTTGAAAGTTTAGGACGTATGCCGTTCGTACCCGGATCGTTTAAACGTATGAAGGCGTTGCAGATTATGCGGAGGCTCGATACCCATAACGAGTTTAAAGACTACAAAACTTCGGAAGACATGATTGACACTACAACCGAAATGGTGGAAGCCATTGAAGTACTGCTACGTATGGGCATAGTTACCCCGGAAGCTATCGCAACAGCGCTAGGTTTGCCGACTACGCCTGAAATCATCAAGATGATTCAAGAGAAGATGAGCAGTCACCGCGAAGCCGATGATGTGTTTGGTGATGATGAAGCCGCGCAAGAGTTTGAGGATGATAAAAATGGCAAAGAAGATAGTGTTATCGAAGATGAAGGGTTTGAATCTAAAGGAAATCAAAGCGAAGATAAGTGATGTGATCGGATCGAGATCGAAAGAAGACGAGCCGGAAATTCATCCGGTAGAAATACGTGGCGACGATCCGAGAAACAACAACAACCCGTATGTAATCATGGCGAAGATGAAAAAGATCATGGACGCAAACCCGCGAGGGTTAAAGACGGGATCGCTTGAGGCGTTGAAGTTTGACCGGTTGAAAATTCGTTTAGAAAAAATACAGAATGCCGAACAAATCAAAGAAGTTGACACTTCGTGAAGAGATACTTGATAACCGCGCAAGGCTCATCAAGCACGAAAAAGAAATTGTTGCTGCTGCTGATTTGTTCTTTGTTGGTCTTGAACGTGAGTGGAAAAAAGAAATCAATCGAACGATTCGTACGGCTTCTCCGAATCGAAGTGTTTCGGCAACACAAGAGGCATTGCTAAGACGTAAAGTAATGATATTGCGAAGAGTGAACGCGATAACAGACAAAAAGGTTGCTGAAGTTCAGAAGTGGCTCGGTACGAGGGTTCAGCAGATCGGACTAAGGGAATCGGTAAGGGTTCAATCGATCCTTGACACTCAGATATCTCGCAGTCTCGTTACGACAGGGCGAACCGTACCGAATGCGGGGTTTACAAACGTCAAGTTTCAAGGGATTGGCAGGGGTTCGATACAGTCTGCTCTAGGTTCTGATCTTGTTGGGCACAAACAACTGAAGTCGTTCGAGCACATAAGCAAGACTGTAAAAGAGAAGATGAAGAAAGAGCTTGCGCAGACCATCGCAGACGGCAAAGGGCCGGACGATCTAATCAAGAAATGGACGCGGGGATCAGGATCGGCACATCGCAAGTTTAAGAACGATGTACGGGCACTTGCTAGAACTTCCCTACATGCCGCTTCAAACGCCGCACACGAGGCCGTATACCGTCAGAACGCAGTGCTAATACCACGTGTCAGATGGGAAGCTACATTTGACAGCGTAACTTGCATGGTGTGCGGGGGATATCACGGCACAGAGTACGCGGTCAACAACGCACCCGCGATACCCGCACATCTAAATTGTCGATGTATCTTGATTCCGATATTCGGTGACCCGTTGCTGAACAGTGATTTGAACAGCCTTGAAGCGTACGTTGATAAAGGCGTGACGAGATACCGACAAGCCGATAGATCGTTTGATAACTGGTTGCGTGTAAGGGCGACCGAAGCACAGAAGAACGACTTCTTTCAAAGTAAATTTAAACGAGCGGCATGGCAGGATAAAAAAGTAAAACTTGAACAGATGGTGACACCTACGAACCATGTACTGACAGATGGTCAGATATCAAGATTGATTACCGATAGCAATTGGTTAAAAGCACACCCCATTTGAATTGCGGCTCGCAATTCAGGAGATAAATACAATGGCTTTGAATACAGATATAGCGGGAACGGCTACCGACTCATACGTAACGCTTGCCGAATTCTCAACGATTGGTGCAACGCTCGTTGAGCTTGTGCAATACGGTATCGACCAAGCCGATCTAACGGCATTTGAGGCCGCTTCTGTTGCCACACAAGAAGAAGTTGCAAGGCTTTCAGCAAATAACATCGATACAGCCGCATACGACGGTGTGAAATTCACGGACGCACAAATAAGAGAGTGGCCGAGAACAAGAACACGTAGACCCGATTTGCGCGAGGGGACTATTGTACCGCGTGAGGTTCTTCTGGCACAGGTCGCAGATGGGCTGAAGGCGTTTGCATTGAAGAGTGACAACCAAGAAGCACTTGATAGTAACATCGCTTCGTTCTCGCTTGCCGAACAATCCGTTTCGTTCAACACTAAAAACGCTTTTAAGAATGCGAATATTCACAATTCGGCAAAGAACATTTTAGAGAAGGGTAATTTGCTTCGCGGCGGTGTTTCTTCCGTGCGAATGCGTAGAGGTTGAACTGATATAGGAATTGTTTTGTTGTTTATTGTTTGACATTCCTAAATTGCTTCCGTATTCTACACGTGTCGTCTTACTCGAAAGAGTTGGGCGATAATTCCAAAGTTGGCGGTCTTGTTATAGATCGCACTATGAGTGATTCAAAGTTGCTCAGATGAAGAGAACGGAAGTGCATACCCGTTTTCCGCGTTGACTGCGAAAGGTCAGAAAAAAACACTCCCGACCATAGGAGGTAATCCCATGTTGATTACTGCTAATTCAATCGTTCGTAATTGTGGCGTCGGTCCTACATTTGATGCGGGTTCACCTGATCCGTTTCGCCCATTTGGTGCTTGTCACTTCTCGGGCGATCGCTTTGGCGGTCCTTTGTTTGTACCGGATGCTGATGAAGGCAGTGGTTCAGAAGAAGAAACTGTTGAAGAGACTGTTGTAGAAGAAGGCGAAGAAGTCGTAGAAGCAACAATTCCAAAAAGGCAGTACGACAGTGTTATGAAGGAAACGAGACAGCGGAAGAGAACCATTGCTGAACGAGACGTTGAGATCGTAAGACTTACAGGTCTCGTTCCGAACGAAGATGAGCTTGCGGAGTTTCGTGACTTCCAATCGAATAAAGAAAACGAAGAAGTTGAAAAGAAAAAGAGTGCGGGTCGTTTTGAAGAATTGCTTTCGACTGCGAACAAGAAGCACGCAGCAGAAATTGGTGCTCTTGACAAGACGGTTGCGGGTCTTACGGCTCGGCTTGGCGCAACAACTGTTCGTAGTGCTCTTGCGTCAGTTATCCCGCAATACACAGGCGCACCGGTTGCCGATGTGATTGCAATGATTGGTGACGGTGTTTCGTTTGATGCTGAAGAAGACGCAATCGTCTTGAAAGGCCCGGACGGTGAATGGCCGTTGAACGATAGCGGCAAAACCCAAAGCCTTGAAGAATTTGTTGAAAAGTTCATTGCAGGTAAGTCGTACCTAGTCAAAGTCGAGCCGCTTGGTGGTTCTGGCGGGAAAAACCAAAGAGTATCGGGTAAGACAGGTGCGAGATTGACAGGGGCACAGATCAACGCTCTACCGTTGGATGAAAAAAGATCAGTGCTGAAGTCGATTCGTGAAGGCAACGAGAATGCAATCGAAGCCTTCAAGCGTAACTAAGAAAACCTTTGAGCCGGAATAGCTTTGTAATTGTTGTGAAGCGGGTTTGAAGGGTAGTAGAAAAAATACCTTGTTGCAAAGCAGGGTTTCAATTTGGAGAATGAAAAATGGCAAATACCCTTACTGCCTATACGCCCGAACTTTGGGCGGAAACCAATGTTCAGATTCTTCGTGAGAAGATCGTACTTCCGAACCTTGTTCGGCGTGACTTCTCAGCCGATCTTGCTGAGGCTGGCGATACGGTCAACACACGTAGACCTGCGAAGCTGACAACCAACAACTTCACAAGTGCCGGTCAGGTTACTACTCAGAACCTTACCGCTGCGAACATTCCGGTTACCTTGAACCAACACAAGGAAGTTACTTTCGAGGTTACCGACCGCGAAGCTTCCCGTTCGTTCAAGAACATCATCGAAGAGTTCATGGACCCGTCTATGCTCGCAATCTCCAACGACGTTGATACGGCGATCGCTTCCGAGTACGCCAACTTCGACGTTTCCGCAACGGTTGCATCGGCTGCCGGTTGGGATGCTGCTATTCGAGCCGCTCGCACCACGCTGAACAACCAGCTTGTTCCTGAAGATGGCCGCTCGCTCGTGCTTAGCAATGACGACGAAGGTTCGCTTCTTGCCGATGACAAATTTGTCAAAGTCAACGAGTCCGGCGATGGCGGGCAGGCTTTGCGTAACGGTATGGTTGGTCGCCTGTACGGTTTCGATATCTTCCGTGCAACGAACATTCAATCTGTTGGTTCGCCAGTGCTTCGTAAGAACATGGCGATTCACAAGAACGCAATTGCAATGGTTATCCGTCCGATGGCTACTGCTGACAGTTCCACACCCGGCGTTAATCAGGCGATTGGTTCTGACGACGAAGCCAGTCTTGCCGTTCGTATGACTATGAGTTACCAGCACCTCTACTTGAAGACACTGGTAACCTTTGACATTCTTTACGGCATCAAAACGCTGGAAGATGTTTCGGGTATCACTCAGGTCGATTCGGCTATGGTTCTTAACGCCGGTTTCTAAACCGATGATTTGAATCTACAAGCAACACTAAACCCCCTAGCGGGGGTTTTTTAGTTTTCAAAGTTGATGTTTGGATCACAATTGCGAGCCGCAATTCAATGAGGTTAAAAATGGAACCATCAAGATACGAAGAGATTTACGAACCGGCTTATCGGGGCGGGTATCACCGCGACGGGAGTTACACACACTCAAAGCCTCTTCTAACGCGCGTGCTTGAAATGTATCCAAACACCAAGTCAGCTATTGATTTCGGGGCGTCTAACGGTGCCGCTATCCGATGGTTGCAAAGTCGGAACGTGATAGCGACGGGGATTGAGATATCAAGCACCGCTGTTGCGATTGCCGCGAATCACAGAACAATGATTGCGAACGGTTCGATATGTGAACCAAACGACTTCAAAACGAATGTTGTTGAACTGGCATACTCGACGGATGTAATGGAGCACTTATCCGTTGAAGATATTGACAAGTGCATATCTGAACAGGTGCGGGTTTCAAATCATCTAGTTGCGGCGAAGATTGCCACAAAGAAGGCTCGCGTACTTCAGCCGTTCCGGCATATGGGGGCCGGGTTCAATCCTCATTTGACAGTTCAATCAATACGCTGGTGGTGGGCAAAGTATATGCAACAAGGACTTGAATTGATTTGGACGGATGGTAATGACAGTGCGATATTCCGCAAGATCGACAGACCACAACCTTCTGAACTGATTACGAACGTTTCTGAGAGCCTAGATACATCCTTGGAGGTGTCGTAGGTCTATGACACACACGTACGACCATAAAGATCAGGTTGCTCTTATAGTGGCTTCAGGGCCGTCGTCGGGAATGATTACGCAACAGTACCTTGAGAAGTTCCGAGAGCACTATAAGGAACAAGGTACGGTCATCATCGGAACAAACAACGTGTGGAACGTTGCGAGCGGGTCGCCATTGTTTGCGGATTACGGGGTGATCCTTGACCGCGACTTCTTGGCAAAGAACCAAGGGCCGATGAATACTTACCGTAAACTCAATCCGGCGTTCATTCCGGTGTTGGGATTCAAACCGCGCAACGATGTTTTAGGCAAGTGGCACCAAATAAACATCCTCACGGATCGAACGGCAGAGTTTGAACCGGCGTATGAATTCGGGCAGTATTTCCACGGGTTATCTTCCGGTGTTGCTGCTATACAATTCGCGCTACATTGCGGGGTTTCAAAGATACTTTTGATTGGGCATGATCTTTGTTGTCACGAAGGAAAGACACACGGAAACGGCAAGAGAAATAATATCGAGTTAGATAAGAATTACCCGCAAGGCCGTGATATGATGATTGGGTACATGTGGGTGTACGAACAGGCAAAGAGTCTAGGTGTAGACGTTCTGAATCTTTCACCTATTTCTGAATTAAACTTTATCCCAAAACCAGTAAACGCGGAGTAGTTGGAAATGGCTAAGAAAACAACAAGCAAGAGAACGATCGTTCGTCGTCCTAAGTCCACAATTTCAGGATCAACGCCCAAGAAGAAAACAACGACTAAGAAAACGCCAGCACGCAAGCCAAAGGCTTCAAGTGTCAAGCGGAAAGTGCAAGACGTGCCCGCTCTTACCCTTGCACCTGTTATTGATATTCAAAGTAACGCTCGCGGTATCAGTTTTAACCCGGCGGCGTTCAACACCGAAGACGACGATGAAGCAACTGCTCTTGCGGCATCGGCACATGGTACAGCGTTCGTGCGGATGCTTCATCCAAAGGGCACTGTCAAAGGGGTTACCGCAACGTCTGTTATCGCACGGCTTATGGAAGGTTGGAGGTTCTTGGTAATGGAACCGGCAACGCCTCGATATGTCGGAGTTGGTGACGTGTGCGATATGGCGGAAGAAGAAAACTTCACGCACGATGTTCGAGATGCAAGAGTTCCCCAAACAATCGAGCAAGCCGAAATGTCGTGGGAAATCGCAATGTCTCAAGACCTGTCAGTGTTCCCTAATCACCCTGATCTTCTTAGAGGTTTTAACGCGTCACATACTCGCAAGTCAAACCTTTAACTGGAAAGGAATTCTGAACTATGTCGTTACCGATGATGACAAAAGATAGAGCTACGTTTCAACGTGTGAACGTGACAGGTGACGAATTTGTAAACGCCATAAGAAAAAACGAGTATGGAGAAATCGATACTTCCCAGATTGGCGGTCAGGACATACTTGATACTATTTGCACAGACTGCAAAGGGAACTGGCAACCGGGAAATCAAATCGAAGTACCTTCTAACAGCGGACCCGGACGAACAAAGCTTGACGGCGCTTTCTTTGCAGACAGTTTTCACGATGGAAAACTTGGCGACCTAGTTTATTTCAACGGTGATGCGACTGAAGTTTATCGGGTTGCACGCGTCACACCGCGAAAAGACCCGTTCAAGAGTTCAGTCACAAAGTTCACGCGCTACGATTTCGTGAAACAAGACCCGGTAGCCGTCCGAGATAACACTGAGGATTAAAGCGAGTGCCCCCACAATCAGTATCATTTAAATTCGTTGGGGGTGATCCGCGCCGGAACGTGGTAAAGATCGAAGACGCTGTTATCTCGGGCGTGTACGACGGCGTTACGTCTATCGGTGAGTTTGTAAAGGCGAGAGCACAACAAAACGTGACGGACCTAAGCAAAGTAGACCGAGGGACATTGCGAGCGAGCATAACAAGCGAAGTTTCTTCAGATACAAAAGGTATCACGGCATCAATATTCCCAACGGTTGCTTATGGCGTGTGGGTTGAGTTCGGTCGGTTAGGTGCTCTCTCTTCACCGGCTGGCACTGGTAAAGATTCGGCAAAGTCTGCATTTCCACCAGTGCAAGTTATCCGTGATTGGGTTCTTCGCAACCGGGTAAAACTTGCTGTTGCAAGCGGCGATATAAACAGCGTGGCATTCTTGATCGCTCGTAAAATCTTTCGGTACGGGATCGAACCAAAACCGTTCATGCGTCCCGCTTTCGATCTTGGTGCAACACATTTTGAGCGCGTCGTAAAAGACAATGTTGATAAACAGGTTCGTTCATTCAAGAAGGTGAAAAGATGACACACGTACATGAGCCGATAGCGGGTAGGGTTCTCACATGGGCTTTGCGGTATCTGGATACCGAAATTGTGACCGCTGCCGGTCTTGCGAGTGTCACGTATCCAACACTTAGAAAAATCGCAACGCAAGAAATGCCAACAGCTGAAGGTGTTTACCTTTCGATTGGGAACGAAGTAAGGGTTGACGATTTTACTTCGACGTGCTCGTTTATGATAGAGGTCGTTTTGAGCGACGGGGGTAGTTCTCGCGGATACCTAGTGCGTGATTTGATTGTCAATGAATTTGATAAATATCGTCCGGGTATTGCTGGGATTGATACAGACCTACGCGTTATGTTTGGGCTTCGATTGAAATCATTGAAGCGAAGTTTACTTCAACCTTGTTCACCGTACGGTAATCAGCCAAGTGCCAACGAGCAGATTGTTGGCACCCGGTCGATTATCGGGTACACTTTCAAAGGGTCACGCGATTCAAACCTTGTGACCCCATAATAAAATTGTTTCGTATGTCCGCCAACATACACCCAAACCAGTTGTTTTTATTGATGTTGCTCAGACAGGTTTCTTGTGAAGCCTGTTGTTCTCTTCTCTTTTTGGAGCTACACAATGGCAACGCATACCATTACCGAAGCAAAGGACGGCGATAGTGTCATTCTTGGTTTGGGTCTTTTTGGAACTAAGGCGTTTGGGTCAGGCGGCAGTTTTACGGATGTTGGTTACGTCAAGGGAATTTCTCTGACGTACACACGCGAACTTGTTGAGTTCGAGTCTGCCGGTTTGCTTGTAAAACGTCTTGCGTTCCGCGACCGTATGAGCATGGAAGTTGAGATGGCTGAGGTTTCGATTGCGAACCTTGCTCTTATTATTCCCGGCACTTCATCGTCTACTCAGATCACCTTTGGTGGCGACAAGACAATCACGCGCCTTGCAGTTCGTTTCGAACATCTTCGAGACGACAACAAGATTATTCAAGTTGACATGTACAAGACGGTTGCGTCTGGTGAAGTCAGTCTTGAATTCGCGGAAGAGGAATTCATCACCTTCCCGACCACGTTTGAAGCAGAGCTTGATACCAGCCAAACATCGGGCGAGCAGTACGGGATCATTCAGATCGTCACGTAAGCCCGTCAATGCGTAAACATGCGCGGGCGGGATGTTTCTTGATTGAAACATCCCGTTTTTTACAACCTGTTTCTCAAAGTTGAATGCAAAGGAAATTTATGACAGACGAACAAGTAACGGAAGTGGAAGCGGTCGAAGAAGTAGACACTTCAAAAGCGGATGCGTTTAGAGAACGACTTAAGCACTTCAGGAAAGAAGGTAATTCGGTTGTACTTGCTGAAAAGAGCGTATCAGACGCAAGCGAGTGTGTACGGTTGGGCCTTGACGATATCCTTCTCGGTGAAGTAGATATTATCTTCGATGATGAAACCACGATCCGGCTAAAACCTGTCACAGTTCGCACGGTTGGCAAGATTCAAGACTACGAATACGAAACCGAGAAGCGGCTTAAGGGAATGAAAGAGGGAGCCGTTAGACCGAGTAATCTAAGTGATGTTCATCGTAGTTACATGCTTTTCATGTTCATTGCTAATCAACACCGAGGCGAAAAAGGCGACGGGCAAGAACCGTTTACGATTGATGAGATTTTGGACTTGCTTGATATCGAGATGATGCCAACTATCTCGGCGTTGACGAATGCGGCGCTCAACCCTTTACCCGAAGGCTTCGGAAACAAAGACGAAGCCGAAACGGAAACGGAAACGACGAACGAGACTTAAACAAAAGTTTTTGGCCTGTAATCTTCTATCAGTTTGCGAAAACCTTTGGGTGGACGCCTGAACAAGTTGGAGATTTAACGCTAATTCAACTCACGATGTACCTTGAAGAAATTTCGTATGAAGCCGAACAGATCGAGGCGAGCAGTAAGAAGAAGAGTCGCAAGGGCGGGAAGTTCGGCAAGACTGACAAAAGCAAAAACGCACACAAGCCAAGTAAGAACTGGCAAGGTAAAGACATTTCAAATGCAAGCGAAAAAGACTTGTTTGATATGTTTGGCGGTTCCAGTGTTGGTACTGGTAAAAAATAACGAACTTGTTTCCAAACCTGAATTGCGAGTCGCAATTATAGAGGGACGTTAAAAATGCCATCCGAAGCAGATGCAGGCAGTGTAGTTGTTAGCTTTAGGGCGGATGTGCGTAAAGCACTTTCGTCCTTTGAAGAATATAATCGTGGATTGCGGAAATCTACAGAGCAGACAAAGAGGTCTGTTAAATCGATTCGTGCCCAACTAGATAGTGTGAATACTAGCGGTGCCATCGGTGCCGGTGCTGCCGCTGCCGGTAATGGTCAAGGTATCGCGTCACTCGGTGCTAGTCTCGCCATAGCTCGACGTGTGGGCGGTGTAACAGACGGCATCGTCAATAACTTCCAGACACTAACCATCGTTGCCGATCAAGCATTCGAGGCGGCTGGTACTTCGGTCAATGGATATTCGAGAGCATTGACCGAAGCTGGTGAAAAGTCACGCCTTGCGTTGACCGTAATGAATCGTTCGATTGCTTTACTTCCCGCCGGTGTAAGTTCTAGCGTTCAACAATCTCGTGTTTCGTTCACCAAGTTCAACAAAGACTTCGGTGAATTGGCATCGAAGACACAAACAAACGTCACGAAAATACGCAAGAGTTTGAACACCCTGAACTTGATCGTTGCGGCTGGTGTCGGTGTGGGTGTGCTGAAACTTGGCTCAGACTTTGATAAGGCGATAACGGCGGTTCGTTCGGTTACAAAAGAAACGGTTGAAGAGTTCGAGTCTGTACGTCAGAGCGTGATTGCGATTGCGAACGATGTAGGCGTTTCCGCTGTTGATGCTGCCGTTGGTTTGAATGATATTGTGCAATCCGGGTTTGAGGGTCAAGAAGCGTTTGACCTACTCACGGCTTCCGCTCAAACAGCACGTGCGGGCCTGATTGAAACGTCACTCGCAACGAGCGTGCTTGTGGGTACGTTGAACGCGTACCAGTTATCCGGTAGTGATGCCGCCGAAGTATCTGGTAAGCTCATCAAAGCCGTTGACGTTGGTATCTTCACGTTCCAAGAACTGGCAACGAGTATCGGCAACGTCACGCCGATTGCGTTTGCTGCCGGTGTCGAACTTGAAGAGCTTCTAGCTATCTTGTCATCGCTCACTTTGAGTGGTCTAGGATTCACCGAAGCAACCACGCAGTTGCGAGCCGCAATTGTCGCACTGCTGAAACCACAAGAACAAGCGGCTAAGAGAATCAAGGAGGTTCTTGGTGTATCCGCTGAAGCCGCAATTCGTGTCAACGGTTTCGCTGACACGTTGCAACGTCTGGTTGAATCGGCCAATGGTTCCAACGAAGCGCTTGCGAAAATCTTCCCGAACATCCGAGCGTTGCAAGGTCTTGTTTCTCTTGCCGCTACAGGGTTTAAAGACCTGAACAGCACCATTGAAGTACTTGGCAATTCTGGTGCGGCTTCACTCAAGCGTGTTCTTGAGATTCAATCCGGTTCGTTCTCTCAGCTTGCGGGTGAGATTCGTAGACAACTCGGCAACCAGTTGATTAAGGTGTTTGAGAAAAACAGAAAAACAATCGTTGGTATGACAGCAAGTGTTCTTGAGTTTACGAAAGCAAACCGTGATAGCGTGTTTGCACTCGTTGCGATTGGCGCTGCCATTGGTGTCGTGGCGGTTGGGCTGCTCGTATTGAAGGGTGCGTTGTTTGTAACTGAGGTTGCACTAGCTGGTGTAGTAAGAGTGTCGAAAACCCTTGCGGCCATTCAGAGCGGCGAGCTTGCAAAGTCGTTTGCTTCAACCGCTTTAAAGCTTCGCAATTTGGTCTTCTCTCAAACCGCGTACGCTGCAAACTCTGCCGTTCTGTTGTCTAGCACTAAGGGACTTTCAAGAGCGTTCCCTGTATTTACCAAAGCCGCGATCCAATCAACCAATGCTATCAAGGCTCTAAATATTGCGCAGATCGCATCCAATCTTTCTTTCAAGGTTGGAACGGCAAGAGTAATTGCACACGCAACCGCACTTAAAGCCGCTGCCGTTGCCGCTGTTATTGCAACTGGTAATTTCCTTGCAATGAGTGTTGCCGCTGCCGCTGCTGTTTCACCTATTGCCGTGATTGCATTAGCGGCAGGCACCGCGTTGGTTGCGTTCAATATCGGTCGTTGGTTATCGCCTTGGAAACGAGCTAACGATGAAGCTGAAAAACAGATTGAAGCACTAGAAAAAATCAGTGATATTCAAGACGGGATACAACAAAGACTCAGTAGGCGCGGTGCTATTACTCCCGAATCTGATACCGCTATTCGGCAAATTAAAACCATTCAAGAACTTCGTAATGAACTGGCCGATGCTCTTACGGCGTACAATGTAGGTATTGATGGTGCCGCTGCCAAGGTCACAGGGTTGCGAAACGAGCTTGCAAAAGTTGGTGAGACATTTAATAGCGATGACCTTCGCAAAGTTCTCGGTGATCGGATCGAAGGTCTTACCCAGATTGTTATAACTGAACGCGCGAAACTTGCGGAAGCGGCTGGTGAGGCTATCGCTTCATCCGCATCTTCGCAGGTACTACTTGTAAGCGCGGGGTTTAAAGAAGGTGACATATTAAAGGCAACAAAAGCGTTGCGTGATCTTGATTTGATATTGACACAGATGGCCGAAGATTCTAATAAAAGTACTGCGAATCTCGAACAGTTCGCCGCACTGCTCGCAGAGACAGAGACAAATACGCTCGGTGCTCGTGATGCTCTTGATAGTTTCGTTGACAGTCTGAGAACTGCGAACCTTTCACCGTTCCAACAATCTTTGAAATCCGTAATGGAAGACGAACAGCAGCTTGAAAAAGAATTCGAGAATCTAGCGAGTCAACTACGCAACACGCTTGAGAATATCATCCCGCCCGAGACAATCAATCAACTGATTCCGAAGATTGCACCGAACCCGGACATTGCACAACGTCTGTTGTTGGGTGGAACGAAAGAAGAGATTTCAAAATTCTTGCTTGACGCAATCGTTGCGTCCCGAGACGATATCAAATCGCTCTTTGATTTCTTGCGTCTGGAAATCACAAATTCGCAGATTGATTCGATCAAGAACATCCTGAAGAGTTACGACCTTTTACAAAGCGGTTTTCTTGAAGTAGAGACGGCACTAACCGATATCGTTTCTGAAGAATCCGATAAGCGTACCGAAGTCGCTATCGAGGCCAACGAGAAGTTGATATCACTTCAGATTGAACGGTTGCGGCTTGAAGGTAAAGAACTTGAGTCTTCTTTGCTACAGGTAGAACGTAGGTACAAGAACGAACAGAAACGTATTCGTGAAACCGGGAACCTTGCTAAGAGAATCCGAGCGGCTGAAGGTCAGATTATCGAAGCGCAGGCCGAAGGTGAAGCCGCAAGAGTTCAGCAACTTAGAGCCGAAATTGATGCACTTACACAATTGCAGGCAGATCAGATATCCGAACTTGATCGCTTGCGTGACGCTTCGCTTGATAAGGAAATGAAACGCGAGAAGAATCGGATTGAAAATACCGAAGACGGACGTAAAGCCAAGAAGAAAGCACAACAAGAAGAACGGGTAGGTGAGCTTGAGTCACAACGCGTAGAACTGAAGGGGCAGATTGCAAAGGCCAAGGAAAATGGTTTACTCAGAACCGAACTTGTGTTGAAGCAAAAACTGATCGAAACAGAACGCGAGATTGTTAACATCACAGATCAACGAATCGAAGATGAGCTTGATTTGATTGAATCTTCTGACAGGGTGCTTGAAAATCTCAGAGCACAGTTTGAAACACTCCGAAGAATCAACGGATCACGCGAGGAATACAACGACCTGTTGAAAGATGCAGAGCGTAAGCTGGTCGGAACCAACAGTGTGCTTGATGCCCGTGAGGCTATCCGTGGACGGCTTGAGGACGCGGATACCGTGGATGAGGCCGATAGTTTCAAGAAGGCGGCAGGGAGCGTTCTACGGTCTCGCGGTCAATCACTGCAAACCAGACGCGGAGAGCTTCAGAACGAGCTTGGGCGTACGAAAGATTCAGGACGTAGAGAAGAAATTCTTACGGAGCTTGAAGCGGTTGATAAAGAACTTCGGAACCTTGTTGAGAAGCTTCGGATTCTTGATGACGAGTACGACCGAACGATTGAAGTACTCAAGAAAGAACAGGCAGAGCGCGAGCGTCAGGTACAAGAGAAGAGCATTCGTGAGCGTGGTAAAGACGCGGGACTCACGGACGAGGAAATTGATGAAGAGGTAGACAAGAGAACCGGTAAGGACTTAAAGCCAATCTCTGATAAACAGAAAGAACGCACGGAAAGGAACCTTCGCAAGCGCGGTGATCTAGAAGACGATGAAGAGGTCATCGGTATCAAGAACGGTCGCCCGGTCATAGGTAAGAAACTCGCACCGGAACGTGAAGAAGGTTTACAGGTGCCTGAAGTTGGGACAGACGATTTGCAACCGGGCGGAACAGACAACATTCCCGGTATCCGAGACGTTCCGATTTCACCGGGTGCTGTTCCCACAACACCGGACGCGGTTAGAGGTATTGAGAAAACAACCGATAGTCTTGAGAAAATCGGAACACAAATCGAATCCGGGATTTCGGCGTTCCAAGACTCCCTTAATTCTTTACAGACAACGGCAGTTGATACGTTTACAATCATCAACGGCAAGCTTGAAGAACTTGCGGCAGTGACAAACGAGCACACGACGCAACTTGAAGAACAGAGATCGCGGGCCGAGTCCGTGAGGATCGAAGGGAGAAGATAAGATGGCTTCGGTGGTTCCATATCTATTGACGTTCAAAGGGAATTGGGCGGGGTCTACTGAAGTCGCACTTTCCTTTGAAAACGGTTCACACGAATCTGTTTCGGGTGGGGGTCTTCCCGCGTTTATCACTCCGCAACAAAACCCGGTTGGTGTGTACTATTGGAACATCAAAGGTTTCTTCGCGGAAACAGAGAGCCAAGTACACGACAATGCGGCACAGACACAAGCTCTTGTTGTAAGTGAATTGGGTTTAGCTGACACAATAACGGAACATTTGGGTTTCTTCCCGCCGATTGAAAAGCGGTTAGCACGCGGTGGTGTTACGCTTTGGTCACCACATGATAACGCCGGTTCACTGAAGCTCTATCGAGGCCCAACAGGTGACTACGCGGGCGGGAACGCGGTAACCCTTTCGAGCGAATGTTGGTTGAAAAAATACAACGCGACTACAGGCGGAAGAAACGGGATTGCAACAATTGATTACCAATTTGTTTCAAGTAGAAACCCCGTCGATTACATTGTCTGAATTGCGACTCGCAATTACCCGAGGAAAACAAAATGTCTACTGAGTTGAACGTTGACGGTATTGAAGTTCTCGAACTAAGTTGGCAGATGTCCCGCGCTTCTAAGTGCCGATTTACGGTAACCGGGCGAGGCGGTGATGATTCTGGAACAGGTCCGCAATTCGCGGCTAGGGATGTTGTGACGTTCAACGTTCCGAGGGGCGGCGGCGAGGTATGCTTGTTCGTGGGGGTAGTGCTGCCGTCGAGGCGTATCATTTCCGCAACGGAAGATTCGATTGAGTACGTAGCCGCTGATATCTTGGAGTATCTAGGCAACAACCCTATCGATGTTGTGAACAAGCGGTACAATCCTATCGGCTCTTCCCCGCTGCTCGAATACCCTTCGGGTGATACGGTCACGTTTCAGTACATCCTTGAAACAGAATTCGATTCACTTATTCAAGACGGAACCATCGGCGGGTTTGATTACTCTGAATCGAACAGTCTTGAAGAATTGATTTTGTACGACGTACAAATAACCGGTTTGACTTGGCTTGAATTGATTGATGAACTGCTCACACAAGTACCTTCGCTTGGTTACTGGTACGAACCCGATTCGGCTGATTGGGCTTCTGGTTCTCACAAGGGCGGTACAATTCATTTCTACGACCTGTCAACGGTTCCAACATCGCCAACGGCTGATTTTGTCTTGCCGAGTACGGTCGATGACACGCTTGTAGAAAACATTCTTGAATTGGATATCAATCTTGATATCAGCCGTGCGTATGACACTGTTACGATTAATGGGTTCGGCAATTTCTACGAAACAAGCGAACAGCTAAACACCGCATGGACCAATTTAGAGGCCGGTAATTCTCGCGGATTGTTTGCAATCTATGGAACGGTTGTAGCGGACGAGCACGTACTAAGAGATAACCCGGACGGCGTATCAAGGCCACAGTATTACAGCAGCTTTGGATCATGGTCTACACTACCAGCGTCAATCGGAACAACTGCGCGACCGTGGTACCCGGAAGCGGAAAACTCAAACGCACAAAGAGCTTTCAGGCGGTTCTCTGTAAACGAAACTGTGAATATAAGCGCGTTCGCAGGTTTGCCGGTTGGTGCTCTTTATGGGGGCACACAGGACCAAGAAGTGTTTGACTTGAAACTGAGATCAACCCAAGAGGGTAGCAATTCGCAGTTGTACAGAGTCTCGCCTGCAATCAGCATTCAAGGGTTGTTTCATCGTTGGTACGGTGGTGAAATCGTGGGCACCATTGGCGATGATGACTACCTAGGTTCTATATCGAATGGTGTGAAAATATTTGTCTTCAGTGACGGTATCTTTGACGACTGGGGCGAGTTTGTACCAAACACCGTACTGTACGAAAATCAGCTTCCAAATGGTCCGTTTGCACCGTTGAGAGATTACGGGCCACCGCAATCTGTATCCGAAAACTTTGTTTGGTTGTCTGTCGCGCTAGTCAACAGAACCAATTACTTTTTCACAAGCAATGTTTCAGGGAATACTTTTTATGACGATATGGTAGATCAGTTGATCTACATGTACTGGCCGATCGTAGGGTTCGAGGCTTTGGGTGATTGGAACGACCCGCAAGTGTGGTGCAATTACACATTGAAAGCACCTTTTTATCACAGTCTTTCAAACGGGTCTTTAGGTTATGACAAGTCCCTCGTCCTTTATGATAATCGATTGCTTCGATATACAGATAAAGATGATAATGTGATTCGTGACGATCACGACTTACTCGTACAACTTACACAAATCATTTTTGATTCAGTATCACGCCCGCGAGTGTTCGGTACATGCTCAGTAGATATTGAATCGTTTGAAACTGGCGACGTGTATTCTGACTGGTTAGAAGAGGCGATGGTAACAATCGGGTCGGCTGTTCGTTTCCGACACTGGGGAGGCGGAACTGTTGGGGATAATTTCTTGCCAGAGACAAGGATTCAATCAATTAGACTTGAAAAAATTATTAGCGAAGGGTCTATCACTGTTGGGTTTGACAATGACACAACTTTTGAGAATATCGAGAAGATTACTGATCGTCTCGCGTTTAGAAGTGACCAGAATTTAGAGATAGGTCTTAATACTCAGTTCCCCGCTGTTGATAGTCCGGTTGTCGGGGATGATTGCACGGATGACGGAATCATCAATGTTATTACTACAGACGGAGACGGCGGCGGAGGTAGCGGAGGGGGAGGCGGCGGAGGTGGCGGCGGAGGCGGCGGAGGGGGAGGCGGTACTGATACCGGCGATGAAGAGTGCCCTACAATTGAATGGTTGCTTTCATTCCAGCAATACATTGCACTGAGTGAACGATGCCGCGAATTGCTTTTTCCAGATGGTGGTTTTATTGGTCCGGGCGGGTTTTATGAATCTGAAACACAAGAAGCTTTAGCGTCTGATTGCGGCGTAAGTCTTCCTGATTATGAAGTCGTGCCTTTCTATGATTCGTACGATATGGGTATTGCGGTGATCGCAGAATACGAGGTTGAACACACTCTTGATTCCACAGGTATGGTTAATGAAGAGACCCCGTATTTCTTTACGGGCGGGAAGTCGGTAACCACAACCGCAAATATCAGTGAGTCTAAAAATGTTGGTCATAATTCGTTTTGCACACGCGCTGTTTTCCCCGGCCCAACAGCGCAGTCAAAAGCGATAGGTGTAAATACCGGTGATTACGTTGGAGACAGTACAGCCGACGGGGTAGTTGCGATACGATCGAGCGTGACTCAGTACTTCGATATGAATCTAAACAAATTCGTAATTGCGGTGTTTATTCATTTTGTTGATCTCGGCTCTACGCTCCATTTTCAGAACCTTACGATGAGAATATTCGGAATCGTCGAATTGGATGGAACGGTAAACGTTGCGGACTTTGCGACCGGTGTAACAGGGTCGGTAGGCTTTGAACCGCATCCCGCTGAACCGTCTCAAAGGGAAGAAGTTCTTTCTTGGATTCGTGGTTACAAAAACATGTTGATTGATCCCAACTTCAACAACGAGACGAGCGATTCAACAGAACATGAATCACATGCGATAACAGCGTCCGTAAGCGTGGTATATCTTGAAGATGGGTACGTGTTTGAGATCAGCGGCGTAAGTACTTACAAAAAAGTAACCGACGCGGATAGCCCTTACGCCATCGATCAGAGAACACACACGCAGGAGCACACTTCAACATATAATGCAACGGTTACGGTAACCGCTATGACAACCAATCCGAATTTTGTTGCGAGTTAAAAAATGATTCAGAAAAATCCTAGAACTTCAGATGTTGACAAATGGAATAATTTGAGCGAAGACGAGCGGGTAGATATTTGTTTACCTATCTGGGAAGACCGTAATGAATGGGGATACAATATTGATAAACCCGCACACCATACAACGGTTGCGAAAAGAAGATCGTCGTGCGACTCTTGCAATCACCAGACAGATGTTGATGGCGGCAGTTATTGCAATTTGATTGCGAGTCGTTCAGGAACGATTCAGTTTCTAGATGACGATCTTCTCAGAACACCAAAACTTGATTGCCCTGTGCGTGCAAAGGGGTTTTCAAACAACTTCAAAGATAACCCGTCTGTTTCACTCGTCATTGCTTGCTTGAATGAGGGAAGCGATCTAGAAGCAACGATTGCGACAGTACTAGCCGCCAATACAAAGCCGGATGAAATCTTGCTCGTTGACGACGGGTCAGTTGAACCTTGTAATCATCGGGTTGCGCAAATGATCGCGTATGCAAACGTTGATTTTAAGTACATCCGGCATACGAAAAGAATGGGTTCGTCAGTATCCAAGAACGTAGGGTGTGCGAAGTCTTACGGCGACGTTGTGATTGTGGTTGATTCTCATATGCGGTTCCCGTTGAACTGGTTGGATATGATGTTGGCCGACTTGAGAGAAAACCCTACATCGATAATTGCCGCTGCATCAATCCCGATGGATTCGATATCTAAATGCCGGGTGCTCGCGGGTACGGATTGGACGTACGATGACGACACCGCCAACTATAAACTCAGGTGGTCATTAAGCCACATCAGAGCGAACGCACCTTACCGCCAGCCGGGTTTGATGGGTGCTTGCTATGGAATGACCAGAGATACGCTAGATTGGCTTGAGGGCTATGCTCCCGGCCTCACAGGGTACGGTATCGAAGAAGAGTGGTTATCTTACCGCGCTCATCTGCTCGGGATCGGCATACGGTTTAGTAGACAGTGCAAAGTAGAGCACAAATATAGTCGCACACCGAACCGATTGGATTGTCAAGGCACACAACCGCCTATGTGGGAAATGTACTGGAACCGTCTGGTGCTCATGTGGGGCATAAGCGGTTTCCCGCCCGAACCAAACGCCGGTTACTTTGACAACATGCTTGATGCACTATCGACCAATGGGGACAAAACGATGAGCGACCAACTCATTAAATGCGTTGAAGAGAACTTCTTGAATATCCGAGAAATGATGTATCGGCTCAACGCCAAGGTCAATCGAATCGATCCAGAACGACGAAAACACATCAACAAAGAACAGTTTGAAGAGGTCTGAGAGCCTAAAACCCCGCAAAGGGGTTTTTTATTGGAAAAAATCACAAAAGGGTTCAGATTGACACGTATTTCTGACCGATGAAAGGGCAATATATAGTGTCTATGCCAGAGATATAAAGTAAAGAAAGAACAACGATGACAAAGCAAGCGGAAATAAAGATCGTGTCGAAACCAATCGATTGGAAAAAACGGGTCAAAGAAGCGAACGAAATGTTTCGACGTTCTGACAATATCCGAAAAATGGCTATGGAGAAATTCCTATCCGCGTTCCCGGTAGGTTGCGACGTGACTTGGATGCACGGACCCTACCCGCAACGCGGACAAGTCTTGGAGCATATCGAATGTCACGGCGATTTATGGGTAAAAAACAGCAATACAGGAAAGACTGTAAAGGTTTCGGCGTACAACATGACACAGTTTATTGAGCGATGAAAAATCCGATGAAAAACGTACTCACCAGCCCGGCCTTCTATATCATCATTTGTGCGTTCGTGTTTAGCGTTAGCGCTGCGTTTAAACTAGACGCGTGGGGAGCTACGATCGTCGTAAAGGTTTGGGTGCCAGTAATGACGTGGTTGATTATCGCTTCGATGGCGATGTTCGTAGATGCCGATACCAAAGCGACAATTGCGACTCGCAATTCAAAAGAACGGAGACGATAAATTATGGCCTACACAAACACCAAAGTAATCGACGCGATCATCGTTGGCGCTGACAAGCACCGCGAGGCCGACGATTTTATCAAGGGCACATACGCGAAATTTGAAGAATACGGCTTCCGTGGTTGCGCGATCGGCTGCGCCATCCACGACGCGAAGCAGGCGGGGCATCTGCCCGAGTCGTTAGAAGATGGTGACCACGCGGGCTTATCAGCCGCGACCGGCATACCAGAAACGCTGCTCCGTCTTGAGGATTCAATTTACGAAGGGTTGGCAACAAACACGTCATGGCCGGGAAGGTTCGCCCGCGCCGCACGGCATCGTGATCTAACGATGGCGTGGCCTCGATTCGCATTGTGGCTTCTATCGGATGAGACAAGCCCAATGTGGAAATCAGCGCAAGATTCAATTGTCAAACAAACGATTGATGGCGTGGTTTCGCTTTATAACGAGTGGATTGACACGGGAGAAATACCATCAGAAGATAAGTGGGTTGCTGCGAGGGATTCTACGGATGCTGTTGCTGATGTTGCGGATGCAGATGCAGCGTGGGCAGCTGCATCGGCTGCTGCGCGGGCTGCTGCGCGGAATGCGGGGGTTGCAGCGGGGATTGCTGCGCGGAATGCATCGGCTGCTACGCGGGTTGCTGCGGGGGTTGCGCGGGTTGCTGCGTGGGTCACAATGTCCGACAAGCTCATCGAGATCATGGAAACGTGCCCGGAAGGTGGTGAATCGTGAGCGTCAATATCGCCGGATTGACGACCCCAACACCGAGAGGTAACACATGAAAGCGTTGAAACTTAGCCTAGGAGCCGATGATGAATCAGTTATTTTCTATTGCCCGGCGTGCAAAACCGCCCATCGTATCACCGTTGGTTCTGGAAAATGGATTTACAACGACGATAGCGAACAGCCGACGATTCACCCGAGCATTGACGCAAGATTGATGGTTGACCGCAAACAGGTAAGGTGTCATTCGTTCGTGGTCAACGGTCAGATTCGGTTCTGCAAAGATTCATCGCACACGATGGCAGGCCAAAGAATCATGCTCCCACACATCCCGCAAGACATTGCTGATTTCTGGAACGGGTGCGTAAAAGATTGAAACTCGCACTTGCTAAAAATTCAAAGATCACCCGTCAAGGTATCGTTCAATTAATACCGGATCGCGGGCGGCGTGATCTAAAAATCGTTGACCGGTTTCCTTGGCCGTACCAGATGGAAGACGGCAAGATTTACATTCACGTTTCGCTTGTTCCCGTGATGATGATGGCTAGTTGGTGGGGCGGGTTTCAAGACGACAGAGCGAAGCGGTACGTACACGCGTATATCCGTGACCTGAAATCAACGTACTCCGCGCAGAAAACAAAGCGAAGGTCAAAGTACGATTGGTCGAAACATTTCCGCGATGACTGGATTTCGATACCCTACCAACTCGCGGGTATGGACTACATCTACGAACGAAACAAGCTTTGGGATGTGGGGCAACTGCTCGGCGATGACGTGGGACTCGGTAAGACGATTCAGGCGATCGGGTGTCTTGCTAGGTGGTTTGAAGAGGGTACGATTACGTTTGAACACCCGGTTATAATCTCTTGCACGTCCGCGCTTAAATCCCAATGGGCCGATGAGATTGCACGTTTCTGGAAACATCCCAAAGGTATAATCGTTACACAGATCGACGGCGTAGCGAAAGAACGCAAGAAGCGGATTGAAATACCGTCACACATCTACATTCTGAACTGGGATATGTTCTCACGCGGCATGTATGACGAGATGCTTGAGACGTTCTATACCGACAGAACGCCGAGTGTGCTTCTCATGGATGAGACGCAGAAGATTACAAACCCACACGCACGATGCACGCAACGGGCGTTGAAACTCGCGTCTTGTTCTAAGTGTTCGATATCGTTCAATGCGACACCACTAGAAAATAGCTTGCAAGATTTGTGGTCGTTGTTTTTCTCATCCGATCCGAACATCATCGGTGGGTTCGAGAACTTCGCTAAACGATATCTTGTCTATGACGGATACGGGCGGGTGAGAAAAGCGATAAACCTGCGAGAGTTGAAAAAGCGAATCGGTATCTTGTACATCCGGCGAACGCGTAACGAGATTGAGGCTGATTTGCCGGGTGTTATTCCGATGTTGCGACGGGTCGAAATGTCAGAGCACCAGACGAAGGCATACAGCCAAGCCGTGAACCAGTTCATCGCGTCAGGGGAAGGTGGAGCCGTTGGCTTAGGTCTTCTCGCTCGTGCGCAACGTGCGGCGTTCTGTGCGGACTTTGAGGACGGGTACAACCCGCACTCTGCGAAGATCGATGATTTAAAATCTCTTCTTGATGGCGAACTATCAGGAGAGCGAATGGTGTTGTTCACGAGGTTCCGACAGATTGCGGTACGCGCGGCTGAACTGTTAGAGCAATACAAGCCGTTGATGATTCACGGGCAGATCACGCCAAAGGTTCGCAATCTGAATCGAAGACTATTCACGCAAGAAAACAATCATCAGATTCTCATTTGTACCGAAGCGGGTGACCGAGGGTTAAATCTGCAATCTGCTGGTGTGGTTGTGAATCTCGATCTACCTTGGAACCCTTCTAAGTTGCGTCAACGGGTGGGCCGCATTGCGCGTCACGGTCAGACAAAGAAGAACGTTCTATGTGTGAACTACGTTGCGGGTCGCTGGAAATCGAACGACCACAAGACCATTGATGATTATTTTCTAAACATCATCCAACGAAAGCGGGTTGCGTTCAACGACATGTTTGGCGATGATGGCGTTGACGAGATCGGTGATACAAAATCAGACAAGATCGACGTATCGGCACTGAAAGATTTTTTGATAAACTGATATTATTGTCACGGTAAACCGGTTCGTTCAAGTGGAATATATAGGTATGGAAACCAATATCAAAATACACGCTTTGAATCTTTGGGAGCGTGAGAACTTCCGCCCGAACAAACGCGTTGCAGAAAACTTTGTTTATCGGTTAAACTCTCATTGTTTGAGAATTGGGAAAACCGATAAGGACGCGCTGAGTTACAAAGACAACCCGGATGACGGTTTACCGGTTGATACATTCACCGTTGAATTAATGTATGACGCATTCGATTTTTATATGTCTTCGTGCGGTAAAAATCTTGATTACTCAACAGATCATTTGACACGCGGTGCTATTGCGAGGGGTGTTTCTACAATCGTTATGAGTACCCTTTCGCAACTTTCTGCTGCTAGAGGGTTTGCTAAGCCGTTTTTGGCTTTCTATACCGGTGATGTTCATGCCGAGAAATCGGAAACCGATGATTGTGACAGTTCATATATAATTGATTGCAAAATTCGTAAATCAGAATACAGTTTAGCGTTTCCTATTATTTCAATCGAAAGCACTCACATCGCACCGTTCGGATTTCTTTTTAAGTCCGCTTTTTACCGAGGTATGATTAAGAGAATATCTGAAGGTAAATATTACTGTTTCGGTGAAAACGATACGGCGGAACAGGCGACGTTCAAACTTATCACGGCAATTTCTAGCATGGACAATCGGATGATTCCAATGTCTGTTGCAGATTGGCCGGTTCAGCACTGGGATGATTGGACATACAACGATTCAAATATGTCTTTTTCCCACGATCACAAGGCCGCGCACAACAGAGAAGTAGTTAAGAACGTTGCACTCAGTAACGTTATTGAAATGTTCGGCGTGTTGAGGTTGCAGAGCCGACTTGTTGAAAGTCGATTAATGATGGATGAGGTTGAAAGTCATGCATGAAAATAATCCGTACCGTTCTTTAGCTCGGCGAGAATACCCAAAAGATTCAACGATTGTTCTCGTTGATTCTCAACACGCCGCATACCGTGCGTTCCATACGCGAGACCTGCGAACGCATGACGGTATCCCAACGTCTGTACTTCACGGTGTGCTTGAAATGCTAGGCGGCACGCTCGCACTCGCAAACACGACGCGGTTTCTTCTTTGCTGGGACGGGCAACATGGTAACGATTACCGACGTGCCATCTACTCGCAATACAAGGCTCGACATTTCCGAGATAGGAATGACGAAGAACAAGCAAGTATGATTGCAACCAGCGAGGCAATTGATGTTGCAATTGAAGGACTTGGTTCGCTCGGTATGCCGCAACTGCAATTTAACCGTATTGACGGTGATGATTTGCTCGGTGTGTGTGCGAACCGTCTAGCGAAGATTGACAGAATCAAACGGGTTCTGATTCTGTCGGATGATAAAGATTATCTGCAATTAGTCACGAACAAGATTCATGTTTACCGTGCGGGTCAAGACGATTACGTGGACCCGGAAGTGTTCTTTGAGCAACACGGGTTCGAGCCTAGTTTGTATGTGGATTACAAAGCACTCGTTGGCGAAGGGAAGACGGGGGATAATATTCCCGGCGTTCAGGGTGTGGGCGATAAGACGGCTTGTACGTTGATTCAGAAGTACGGCGGTATCGAGAACGTGATTAAAGCATGTGTTGCGAATAGCAAAGAGCCCGGTGCTCGGATGTTTGAGAAGAGAGTTGCACAGAGCCAACAGGCGGCGCGTGATTCTTACAAACTCTCAAAGATATTCAGAAACGTGTTTGACATAACCAACAGTGAGGCTTTGATTGGTCCGACCGGGTTTGATGTTTTCAAGACAAAAGAGCAAATGAGAATTGCATTGCGTCAAAAATCTATTAGCCTGAGAGATATCGTGAAGTTCCGAGGAAAGTATGAATTCGGTACATCGCTTTCGACTGACAGAATGGTTGATGTTTTCGGCTACAAAGTAATCTGAATTGCGGCTCGCAATTCAACAATGGGTAAAAAATGAAGAACTGCGATTTTACGCATTTGCATTTGCATACGGACTATTCTTTTCTTGACGGTGTTGGTACTGCTGAGGAATACGCTCACTTGGCGTCTAAGCACGGTCAGCGTGCAATAGCATGTACAGATCACGGCGGGCTTCATGGCCTTCCTGCGATGCGTAGGGCCGCTACAGCACATGGTCTGAAGTTCATACCCGGTTGCGAACTATACATCAACGATGACCGCGACAATACGAAAGAGAAAAGACGAGAAGCGAGAGCGGACAGTAAGAAAATCGACCCGGAATTTGGAGATCATCATCTAGTTGTTCTTGCCATCGATAATATTGGCTGGCACAACCTGCTAAAGATCAACGACGATTCAATCCGAAAAGGTTTCTACTACAAACCAAGAACCACAAACGATATGGTGCTTGAGCACAACGAAGGGTTGATCGCAACAACGACTTGTTTGGGTTCCGAATTCTCCAAACTTGGCAGGGCCGGAAAACTCAAAGAGCTTCGCGTCTTAATGGGTCGGTACAAAGACGCGTTCGGCGATAGGTTCTTTGCAGAGCTTCACGTCAACAAGATTGACGAACAAAGAGAGTGGAATACCATTCTCATCGAAGAAGCTAAGAAGCTAGATATCCCGTTCATCATTGCTTGCGACACTCACTACGCGTGTTCGCACGACAAACCAAGACAGGATGAAATGATCGGACTCGCGCGGCATCAACGCCTAGACGATCCGAAATTCTGGAGCCTGACAACAGAAGAACTTTGGTTCCAAACACCGAGAGATATTCTCAGCGCCGCGAGGGAATGGGATAGCGGTATTCCAAAAGATGTTTTCATCAAAGGGTTCTTGAATACCGTTGCGATCGCAGAGAGATCGAACGTAGAAATATACGACGATACGACTCTGAAACCACCAAAGTACTTAGACGCGAACGGCAACAATATAGACGATGCTTTCGGGCACCTGAAAACGATTGCGGTGAAAGGTCTGAAGAAACTAATGGGCGGTACTTTGCCGCAAGAATACAAAGACCGAATGATTAGAGAATTGCGGGTCATCCGTGATTTGGGAATGTCAGAGTTTTATCTGGTAACGATGGACGTTGTGCGAGAGTGTAAGAAGCGTGGAATCTTCGTGTGGACTCGCGGGTCAGGTTGCGGGTCGATTATTGCAGCCGCTATCGGTATCACTCACATTGACCCGATCCGATTCGGTTTGCTGTTTGAGAGATTCGTTGACCCGAGCCGACCAAACGCGCCGGACTTTGATTTGGATATTGACGCGTCACGGCGCGGCGAGGTTGTTGATTGGCTTTTGAATAAATACGGGGGTCCGAACGGTGAACGTATCGCCCGTATTATTTCGCTAGGAACGTTCCGGTTGAAGTCTGCCGTACAAGAAGGTTGCTGGTGTCACGGTCACGAAAGAAAAGACCTGTACAGAATATCCGATTTGGTTGACAAGATAGACCCGTCACACGAGAAGGCAATTGCGGCTTGCAATTCAGACGAGCGAGAGAAACTAATCGGTGACGCGTACGATGCGATTGTAAATATCGCGGGTGACCGTGAAGCAAAGTTCTTGACCGAGAACGAAACAACAATCAAGAACGCAATGGTGCTCACCGGTCGTGTGAAGAACAAAGGGTTGCACGCGGCGGGTTATGTCATCGCACCGGGTCCGATGGTTGAGTATATGCCGATTGACCGAGGCAAAGACCCGGTAACCGGTGAGCCGATCATTGTCACGGCGTGGGGCGAGGGTCAGGCATCACAGGACATTGCAGATACCGGGTTGTTGAAGCTCGACCTTCTCGCGCTCGACACAATCAGTGTCGTGTCTGAATGTGTGAAGCTTGTATACAAGCGGCACGGTAAAAACCTATGGGAAGAAATCGACACGTGGAACATGGATTATTCCAACCCGAAAGTGATGAAAGAATTTCACACCGGGAACGGGTTCGGCCTTCATCAACTCAACACGGACTCACAACAGCTTGCCGATTTCGTAGGACGGTTGAAGCCGACAGATGTACGCGGTCTGATTGCAGCTATCGCCATGTACCGACCGGGACCGATGCAGTTCTGCGACACGTTCATTGCGAGAAGTCACGGCAGAGAAGAAGCTGAATCGATACACCCTATCTTTGACGAGATCACGGCAGAGACGTACGGAATTATGGTGTATCAGGAACAAATTATGTTTGTTCTCAACAAGCTCGGCGGTATCGAACTGCGCGAGGCGTACATGATAATCAAGGCGATTTCAAAGAAGAAACTGAAAGAGATTCAGAAGTCTAAACAGCAATTCGTCACACACGCAATAGATAACCACAACATGAGCGAGGAACAGGCTACCGGTATCTTTGAGCACATTGAGAAGTTTGCAGGTTACGGCTTCAACAAAGCTCACTCGGCGTCCTACGGAATACTTTCTTTCGTGACCGCTTACCTTCGCTCGCATTACACAATCGAATTCTGGTACGCGTGGCTCAACAGAACCATCAACAAAACTTCAATCAAGAAGAAAGGGGTTCAGGGGGAACGCAAAATCGGTTTGATGATGGGTCAGGCCGAGCTTGCCGGGCAAACATTGATTGGGCCGGTCGCGTGTATGTCACTCGACACATGGCAGATCACAAAGAGTGACAGACTCATTGCACCGTTGTCTATCCTTAAAGGTGTTGGGAACACTACAGCGACCGCCCTGCGCGATGCGTACAAAGAACATCGATTTGCTGACATTTGGGAATTCTTGGAATGGTGCGAACAGAACAAGAAACTTGCGAACGCTGGCGCTTTGAAATCAATGGCGAAAGGTAACGCACTCAAACTGTTCAAGGTCACCGTGCCGGAATCGCTCGCAATCGTTACAGCATACTGCGAAGCAAAGCCGACAAAAGCGAAGGGTTTGAAATGGGAACAAACAAAGCGGCAATACGACGACGATGAAATTGAGTGGGACGAAGATCAATCGGTATTGCTGAAGTACGAGAAAGAGGTTTTAGGTTTTAACCATTGGTCGAATCCTTGGTCACTGTATGGACGCGAACAAAAAGTTGTTCAGATGATGGAAGCAAGACCGGGCAAGATTGTTATTGGTGAGCCGAACTATCACGGTGTTTCAAGACCGTTCTGCATCACGAGTATCCGCAAGCACATCGATAAAAATGGCGGTGAAATGGCTTTTATCAACATGCTCGGGATAGACCATCAATCGCTAGACGGCATTTGTTTTGCCAGTACATGGAAAGGAATATCTAAATCAGTTCTGGTTGGAAAATGTTACTTGGTTCGTGGTGAGTTTCAAGGCGGTAAGTATATGATTGGAAATGGGTCCAGACGCGGAGCGCGTTCGGGTGGTCCAATCTTCCGCGATATTGACGAAATGGGAAATGACAATGAGTACTGAAGTTGCGTTTAGATGTTCCGATGGGACTATCAGAAAAAATGATTCGGCTATGCGTTTTGAATTGAAGATTTTACATAACGCAATTCACGATAGGATTTCAATGACTTCAAACGGCAAGCATATAAAATTTGAATGGGTTGCACCTACCGAGAGAATTATTTCAGATACAGATCAAGCTTTCCATGTTTACACAAGCGCAATTACTTATCGGCTTGGGTCATTTTCGGATAGTATGTACAAGCAGATTGTACCGATGCTTTTTGCTGAACCTTACGACTTGCAAAAGTTCGCTAATGAACTGAAGTTATGGTTTGGAGAAACTTCACAATATGGATCATCACACGCCCGCCTTAAACTTTGTATTGACGATTTGATGAGATGCGAAATCGAAGAGACATACGAATTAGTCATACAAAAAGTATCGAACATCATCGAACACGCGAAGCGAATGAGAAGAGCAAAAGATGAGTAAGAAGCGAAAACGAAAAAATCACGTAATGGTGAATGGTGAATGGCAAAGATCGCCAGATACGGAGCGGCGGTTGCGTCTCATGGAATACCGCGATTGTGGTGTTCCAGAAATGTACAGCGAAACACCTATGTCTTCAGTTGTTAAGGCATCTTTATTTTCAAAGATGGAAATTGCATTTCCGATAACGAAAGACCGTTCGCTTTTGTTGTGGATACATGTTGCCGAAATGCGTGACTCGCGGCAACAAACACTTGCCTATTTGATTCGTAGTTACTTGGACGCTGGCCAAACCGCAAAGATTTACAGGCTTCCAGATTTGGTAGATAAAAAGTTTGATAAAAAAGAATGGAATGCGGTCTGGTCACACGTTTTAAGTTTGGATTGTATGGTGCTTGAAATCGCCAATGATTACAATCACAAGGTAGCACCAGAGATTTTCAAAGAAGTTGTGATTTCACGCAAGCGAAGCAAAGGTTTAACGATCATCATTTCCGAAGACGACATTGCGGCGATGGTTCCAAGGTACGGCGAAACGATGTGTAACTTTTTTGGCGCTATCAAGAAAACGCGAAAGTACATCAATGGGTAACGACGCGGGCAAGGGTGACAAACAGCGACCGTGTAACCGCCGCAAATACGATGATGGGTATGATCGTATTTTCAGAAAAACAAACATAGCCGACGATAAAAGTAAAGACCGTAACCGGCTTGATAAAAAAGATGGTGATGTGAAGTGAACGATTCAGAACAAGTATTTGTTGCCGGGTTAATTCAAAGACCCGATAGAATGGTTACGGTTTTCAGTTTCGATTTAGGATGGTTTGAATCTGTTGAATGTAAAGCCATATTTATTGCGGCTCGCAATCATTACCGCGAAGCTGCATCAAGGGGCAACATTCGATTTGCTTCCGGTACGCAAATCGTAAAAGGTTCTCACCGCGTTCTTATATCCAACTGTAAACGTGGAACAAAGAAGTATGATTCGAGAGTAACGAAAGCTCAGGCAATCGGCGCTTTCGTTGATGAAGTAAACACCGATTGGGACTTGGTGAATGATTCCGATTGGGACGAAGCAAGAGATGATATTGGTACGTCCTACCGCGATCGTATGGCTTACGACTCTTTGAGAGAGATCGTTGATATATATCAGAAAAAAGGCAGTAGCGAAGGTCTTTGTCAACGTGTTAACCAACTTGCCTCAGATTTGAATCCGTTGGCTACAGAAGATGCAGGCGCGTACATAAAAGACGATGCCGTTAACGCTCTCTCCGAAGCACGTGCGGCGGCAAAAAGTAAAGAGTTTCAGGGTATCCCTACACCATACAAACAACTTAATAGGCTTATCGATTGTGGCGGCGGTCGTAAAGACCGTTTGTGGTTGGTTGCCGGTTATACCGGCTCTGGTAAATCAACGATGGCTTTGAATCTGATTCATAAAGCGATGATGCGGGGTAAAGGGGTTGCTTATCTTTGCGTTGAGCAGACCCGTAAAGAATTGCGGAATATGTTCATCGCTCGACACACCCAAGAGATTCGACCGGGTTTAGGGGTTGAACTTGCAAAGATCGTTAGCGGTAATATGAATAAAGAAGAATGGGGTGTGTTGAAAAAAACAGTTGACGATCTTGATACAAATACCGACTACGGGCATGTTCATTTTCGCCATGTGCGGAGAGGTACGAGTATCGAATCTGTTGTTGGTATGCTTGAAGTTTTGAATCGCCAACATGCGATTGATGTTGTTGTTTTGGATCATACAGAATTGTTTGGGTCGGAACGTGGCAAAAGAGCACCAAAGGCGGAAGAGCTTTCGTATGTGGTCCAAGGAGCCAAAGACCTATCGATCACGTTCAACAATCGAAAAGGCGTGTGGGTGATCCTGTGCCATCAAATCAACCGCTCTGGTTACGATCGATCCTTAACGCGTGGTCATTATCTGTTGTCTGATTTGAGCGGAACAAGCGAAGCCGAGCGTTCTTCAGATTTGGTTATGTTCTTGTGGCGCAGTGAGGAATTAAAAGACCTTTCTGAAATCCGGGTTGGGATAGCGAAAAACAGACAAGGTGAACCGCTTGAAAAGGGTTTTGAAGTTATGGAAGATTTCGCCACATGTTCAATTTTTCCGATTGGTAATTGATGGCTGACGGAAACATAAAACTTAGATCGCTAGCGGAAGACATTAAACGCACGGTGTCGGTTGACGAGATCGCCAGAACGTACGGTATCAACCTTGATACATCAAATCGAACAGAGTGCTTTTGTTGCGGATCACCGGGCGGTTTGGCGTACTACAATTCTGGCGAGAAAAACGAATCGGCGTTCTATTGTTTTTCATGCGAACAACGCGGTGACGTGATTGATGTAGTTGCAATCATGGAAGATTTGCCAAAGTACAAAGCGATTGAATTTCTTGCGGCGCGTTTCAATGTCGTTGTAAATGATGGCCCGGCGGCTTGGGCTGAACGTCTAAAATGGGGATACGAAAACCGGGTGTGGTGTGACAGTTCCGGGCCGGTTGATGTTCCCGGTGTACTCGTTGCCGATCAGCGTGTAATAGATAAATGGAAAAGTTTACGCAGGCAGAACCCGGAACAATTGGAACGGTACGCAGACGGGTTACAGGTTGATCCCGATATACTTCAAAGTATCGGCTTCAGGTGGGATTCTCAAAATCAATGCGGCGCGTTCCCGATGTACAACCACAACAAAGAAGTTGTAGGTATTCGCTATCGCTCGTTTGATGGTTCGATGAAGTGGTCAGAAAAGTTTTCGTGTAATGGACTGTTCTTTGATACCAGTTGCGATTTTGGCAATCGCGTTTTCTTACCTGAAGGACCAACGGATACAATCGCTCTGTTGTCAATGGGTGTTCAAGTCGTTGGCCGACCGAACAGTAACGTAGGCGGTGCGACTATTTCTAGGATGCTATCGGGCCGCGATTTGGTTGTTGTCAGTGACCGGGACGAGATCGGACGCAATGGGAAAAGGGCCGGATTGGTGGGCGCGTCCAAGTGTGCAAAAGCTGTTGAGTTTCGATCTTTGAGTGTTGCGGTAATCATTTCACCGCCCGGATATAAAGACGTGCGGGAATGGGTTGATAGCGGTGCAGGAAATTTGACCAGATTAAATGAGTTGGTGAAAAACGCACTCTATCTGAAAAAACCGCCCATTGGTCATTTGGCACGTGCTGCTGAGGTAACGCGGTTATTCGAGAAGTTTGAAGCGAATCGGTCAAATCGCAGGTTTGAAAAAAATATTTGAAATAGATGGTGTGATGGGTTGCATCGCTCGATGTAGACGGTAAGATAGACGTGTAACGAATGGGCAACACAAACAAAGGGACCAAACGATGAACATCACAAAAACAGATTTCGACACGTTCGCAGATGAGATTTTCGCTAACGGTGTAAAAACACTCGGTACGCTTTGCTGGTTCTCGATTTCCGATGTACGTATCGGTGCAGATGCCGTGAATAGGATGGCGAAAAACAGCGGGCTTGATTCTAATCTCAAGCGGAAACCCGCAAGTGACGCGTTCCGGGTTGCAACTACTGAATGTTTGAAGAATTCCGGCGTAGTGACTTCGCATTCTGAACGTTTGATTATTCGCTCTGTGAAGGATAACGCATCAACAATCATCAAAGCTATTGTTGTTGAAACCGTCAACGCGGCTGGCGAAACGCTCGATCATTACGTTGCGGGTCGAATTCGGTTTGATCGTGAAAAAGAACAGATCACCGAACACAATGAAGGTGTAACCGGGAGTCATTGCAAAATGGTTCACGAACTCAGCTTGCAGGTCGAATCTGACTACAAAGATTTTCGCAATCGTCTTACCGCTGGCGAGCTTCGCCGCTGGATGATGGGGCACTTGAAAGAAATGTGTTACCTGAAACTCCTACCGGGCGGCGGCGCTTACTTTGTTCCGAGTTTCAACAACGACATTCTTAGAAACCTGAAGGAATTCGTTTCTGACCTTTCGGAAGCAACGAATACAAAACACACGTTCGGCGTTCTTCCCGTGCCCGATGTTTCCGATCAGCGTGAACTCGTTACACGTTCGTTCGTTGAGTCATTCGAAGATGAGACCAAAGAGCTTTTAGGCGATATTGCGGATATGCTTGCCAAGGGTGAAGAGATCACCGCACGGGCAGCCAAGACACGACTTGCACGAATCCGTGAAACGATTGGCCGTGCTGCTGAGTACCGCACACATCTGAATATCGCAAACGCTGATATTGACGAACGCCTTGTTATGTTGGAAGTTCAAGCCGTCGAAATCATGGACCGTAAAACCGCCTGAATTGCAAGCCGCAATTACCCTCATGCCCGGTAAATCGGGTATGAGGGTTTTACGAAAAAAATATCTGAAATAGATGATGCGACCCCTTGCACGAACCGATGTAGACAGTAAGATAGACGTGTAGCAAATGGAGATCGGAAGAGCACACGTCTGAACTCCAGTCACATCACGATCTCGTATGC